ATGCCGAAACTTACCAAGCGTATCGTCGAAGCCGCAAAGGCAAAGGCCTCTGAATATTTCCTGTGGGACGACGAGGTGCCAGGCTTTGGACTTCGTGTTCTACCAAGCGGTCGCAAGGGCTTCGTTGTCCAATATCGCGCCGGGCGCCGACCACGACGGATCAGTCTCGGCCCAAGCAGTGTGCTGACCTGCGAACAGGCGCGCACTCGCGCGATCACGATCATTGCGGCCGTCCGAAACGGCGAGGATCCCGCCGCAAAGCGGGATGCCGATCGGGACGCCCTGACAGTTGCTGGATTGGCTGATCGTTTTGACCGGGAACACATCAGCGTACGGCTCAAAGAGAGCACGGCCAAGGGCTATCGGCGGATGATCGAGCGCATCATTCTGCCCGCCCTCGGTCATCATCGCGTCACCGAGGTGACCCGGGCCGACATCGCGAAGCTGCATCATGACATGCGCCACATCCCCTATGACGCAAACCGGTGCTTGGAGATTATCTCCAAGATGTTCAACCTGGCTGAGATGTGGGGCCTGCGGCCCGATGGCACGAACCCACGCAGGCACATCAAGAAATACCCCGAGGAGAAGCGCGAACGTTTCCTGAGCGCCAGCGAGCTTCGCCGCGTTGGTGAGGCGTTGCGAGAAATGGAGATGGAGGGTATCGAGCTAGCATCAGCAATTGCGGCAGTTCGATTGCTGATGCTCACGGGATGCCGTCTTGGCGAAATCATGCGACTGAAATGGGAATATATCGATTTCTCTGGTCGAGCCCTTCGCCTCCCAGACTCCAAGACGGGGGCGAAAATCGTACACCTTGGTCAACCGGCTTTCGACGTGCTGACCGCGATCAAACGCATCGAAGATAATCCTTGGGTGATTACCGGAACAATGCCTAGAGCACCGCTATATGACCTTCAGCCCTTCTGGCAACGCGTGCGGGCGCGTGCCGGTCTTAAAGATGTTCGCATTCACGATCTGAGGCACACTTTCGCATCCACCGCCGTCGCAGCAGGGCAAGGTCTACCAATCATCGGCAAACTACTCGGGCACACGCAAGTTCAAACGACTGCACGATACGCCCATCTCGCGGCCGACCCCGTGAAGCTCGCAGCCGATCAGGTCGCTCAGGAAATCGCCAATAGCTTAAACGGCCAAGCTGCGGCCTAATCCCCTCCTGAATGAACGTTGGTCCGTAAGGGTCGCTGCCCTCGCCGCCACTCCCACGGCATCACGAAATCCCCCGACCAGATCCCGCGGCGTCCGGCACGGGCTTCCGTTTCATCTTTGACGTAGTCGCGGGAGTATCGGGTGTAGGCGACCGCCCAGCCGTTGCGAACCAGCCAAGCATTTACGTCGACGCCTGAGACGGTGCACTGGCCGACCAGACGGCCATAGCGGTCGACATCGCGCCTGACGCAAACCACTGGTCGATTGCGCAGATAGTTCTCAAGAGCCGAAGTGGCCCGTTGTGCGCAGTCCCATCGCGTGCCGTCCGCGCGTCCGCAATCCTGTGCTCCCTCCGGCGCATCGATCCCGAACAATCGAATTCGTATGCCGCGAATTTCTATGGTGTCGCCATCAATCACGGTGGCGATGCCGATAATCCGAAAGTCATCGCCTCGGACAGGACCCGCAATCAGGAGAACGGCGGCAATCAGCACCGCGCGAAGCCAGTTCGCCTGCATGTCTTAGCTCCCTATCCAGCGCCAGAATCCAAGCACGTTGATGGCCGTGAACGAACCCTGCAGGACGATGAGGCTCGTTTCTCGCTGAGCCACAGCCGCAGCGAGCCAAAGCGAGGACGAGACAAGGAAGAGCGCGAATCCGTATCCGACTATTCCGAGATTAAGCGCGATCAGGATCGCTACAGATACACCGGCAGCGGTTCCGATCCATTTGATGGTGTTCAATGCAGTCGGGTTCATCAGAGGCTGCTCGTCACATATTCGGCAACTGCGCCCGAGGGTGGGAGCGCTGCTCGTGCCGCGCGCCGTTTGCGGGCCACTTCCACTCGGTCATAGGCGCGCTTGCAATCGGCGCACCACGAATGCAGACGCCTGGGAGCGCGCAACCTGAACTGCTCGCGAGGCGCCCAGTGCTGACCGCGCGTGCAGAACAAGGGTCCCGTTGCAGGACGAGTCATCGGCTTTTCTCCAGTGTAACGCCGATCAGAGCCGTCTCGCCGCCCACACGACCCGGCCGACGACATTCACCTCCTCGGCAATGCGCTCATAGGCCTGATACTCCGGGTTCACGGACTTGATCAGCACCTTGGGCGGCTCCGAGTTGGGGATGTGATCGACCCGCTTCGCCACGAGCCCCATGCCGTCCCAAATCACGAAGATGCCGGGCGGCACCGGCACGCGCTGACTGGTGTCGATCAGAATACGGTCGCCGCTCGACAACAGCGGCTCCATCGAATCCCCGTCGACCGTGATCATCCGGAGCTCATTAGGCGGCGCGCGGAACTCGTGTCGCACGATCGCCTCAGGGAACAGCCACGTCACCTTGGTTTCCTCGAGGCCCTCGTGGAAAGCGCCGGGCCCCGCCGAAGCACGCACGTCGATTTCGGGGATTCCGATGAACCCGTCCGGAACGCGGGAAGCATGCGCCGGGACGACACCGACGTCGTCGCCATGCGCACTCACCTTCGCGCGCGGCTTACGCGGCGGTACGCGCCGGTGTCGTAGCGAATCTTCGTCCACTCCGAGAAACTCGGCCAGCGGCTGCCGTACATCCTCCGGCAGCACCTTCGGCGTTCCGCGAAAAATGAATTGGTGCAGGTAGGCGGCGTTCTTGCCGATCTTGAGCGACGCGTTCTTGAGATCGGTGTTGCGATCCTCGATCAGCTTGAGGACGCGCGCCCGTACCGGATCGAGGTTCATGGGCCATCTCCTTGAATCAATTGGATAGGAAATTAACAATCTTTTCCAATTGACGCAATAGGCCGATTGCGATTTTCTAATTCCTACCAACGCGTGCATTCGCAGGCAGCTTCGCCCATGATCAGCAGCCAATTTCGCGAGCAGGTAGAGGCGTTTATCGCCGCCCACGACTTCAAGCCGACCGAGTTCGGCCGCCAGGCGGTCGGCGACCCCTCGTTTGTGTTGGGCCTGCGCCGGGGCCGATCCCCAACGCTCGCGACCGCCGACAAGGTCCTCTCTTTCATGGCGGAGTTCGAGGCGACCGAACGCAAACGGCATCGCCAGAGGAGGTCTGCATGACTGACCGCCCGATCAAACACCTCAATCAGATCGAGCTCTCGCGCCGCTGGAGCATCTCGCCGCGTACGCTTGAGCGATGGCGCTGGCTCGGCCAGGGACCGCGCTACCTGAAGATCGGTGGCCGGGTTGTCTACCGTCTCGAAGACATCGAGGCATTCGAAGCACAGCAGGCTCGCGCAAGCACTGCCGAAGTCCCCCTTTTGCCCACACGCAAGCCGTCCCTCGGTCAAAGCGATCGCCCTGGTGCGAATATGACGGGAGGCGCGTGATGGCACTGCGGATCGTCACTGCCGACGAGCGCCTGGCGGTCGCCAACGCGAAGACCACCGTCGCGATCTTCGGGCCCGCCGGCGTGGGCAAGACTTCCCTCGCCCGCACCTTGCCGCCCGCCGAAACCATCATCATCGACCTCGAGGCCGGCATGAAATCCCTCCAGGGCTGGGGCGGCGACTCAATCCCCGTGCGCACTTTCAAGGACGCGGCCGATATCGCCTGCCTCGTTGGCGGCATCGATCCCGCGGCGGACGCCAACGGATTTCTCTCAGGTCCGCATTACGAGCACGTCAGTCGCGAATATCCCGATCTCGCGCGCCTGCTGGCAGCAAAGCGCTACGTGTTCGTCGATTCGATCACCGATCTGACGCGGCAGGCAATGGCCTGGTCGAAAACGCGTCCCGAGGCGTTCTCGGAACGCACAGGCAAGCCCGACACGCGCGGCGCCTATGGTCTGCTCGCGCGCGAGACCATCGGCCTCCTCAAGCATCTGCAGCATGCGCCGGGAAAGACCGTCATCTTCGTCGGAATCCTGGAACGCGTTGTCGACGAGTTCAATCGCGAGACATTCCAGCCGCAGATGGAAGGCAGCAAGGCCGCGCGCGAGCTGCCCGGCATCGTCGACCAGGTGATGACGCTGTCGCTGTTCGACCGCGATGGCGACGGCTGGCGGCACAATCCAGTCAATGGCGCCGAGCGCCGGCTCGTGTGCCGCTCCGGAAACCCCTGGGGTCTGCCGGCAAAGGATCGATCCGGCAATCTCGAAGAGACGGAGGCGCCGAACCTGATGGCGGTGCTCACGAAGGCGAACAAGCCGCGCGGAAGCCCGGCTCCCGGCTGACGTCGCTTAACGATTCAAACCGTGCCGACCTGCGCGTTCGCTGCGCAGAACGGGACCCTGCGTGCCCACAATCAACCGAGGACAATTCCATGCTCGACTTCAACGGCGTCGATCCCGCAAAACCCAATGAACCCATTCCGGACGGCACCTTCGCCAAGGTGATCATGACCATCCGCCCCGGCGGCCTCGACGGCGACAGCCCGATCGACCGCGGACTGCTCACCGCGTCCCGCGCTGAGGGCTCCGACGTCATCCAGCTCGATTGCGAGTTCACGATCCTGGAAGGCCCGTTCGCCCGCCGCAAGTTCTGGCGCCGCTTCGTCGTCTCGGGCGGCAAGGTCGACGAGCAGGGCGTCTCGATCGGCTGGAAGATCACGAAGTCCGCGCTGCGATCGATCCTCGATTCCGCCCACGGACTCGATCCCAAGGACGAAAGCCCGGCAGCGCAGGCCAAGCGCCGCATCAACGGCTTCTACGATCTCAACAATCTCCTCTTCGTTGCCAAGATCGCGACGGACGAAGAAGGGCGCAGCGAGCTCGACGCTGCGATCACGCGCGAGCGCCCCGAATGGGCGAAGGTTATGGCCGGCGAATTCGTGCCGCCGAAGCCGGGCGCGCGGCGCAAGGCAGCGGGTCAGCGCCCGGGCGCTACGCCTGCCCCGCAACCGCCGGCGTGGCAGAGCGCATCGTCGGGTTTCGGGCATTCGGGCCCCCAAGGGCAACCGGCGCCGGCCGCACCCGTTCCCGCGAATGCGCCGGCTCCGCGCCAGGCACCCACGACGGGCGCGCCTGTGGGGCAACCGGTGCCGCCGGGAGCCGTCCTGGCGCGCAAGGTAGGACCTGCCTGGCTCAACGAGTGAGGGAGGCGATGGCAAAGCCGCGCGAGCCCAATCCCGATGGTGCCTGGCTCGACCACGTGAGGGCGGAATGCGCAAGGGCCGTTGGCGAATGGCTCGAAGGCACGGTTCGCCTGGATCGGCCAATCCGCAGCCTGACCTTCTTGGAGCTTCAGTGCATCGCGGAGGCAGCGACGAGCCGCTGGATCGCGCTCGCGTCGCAGCGGATCGCGGAACGGCCCGACGCGCCCGAGTCGCGGAGGCTCTCGACGCTGCTCCTGGGCTGAGGGCGTGCCGGATCTGCGGGCGCGCCGCGCGAGGCTTCTTCTACACGCACCATCTGAGGCCGGATCGCTTTCCGACCTTCGCATTCTGTTCACGCGGCTGCCAGGAGGCCGGCGCCGCGATCGCCAAGAGGACCAACGGCATGATCGACAAGACGGAAGCCGAAGTCCGCGCGATCAGGGAGACGCGCGCGGTCTTTGCCGAAGTGATCCAGGACCTCGGGCTGATGCCGACGTTCGAGCATCGCACCGCGGCAGAGATCGACCGGATCATCGAGGCCTGCGTCGACGGGTTTCGCGAGGCGATGGGCCGCATCGCGCTCAACGACGACATTCCATTCTGAGGTCGCGTCAGCTCATGTTCATCGACCTCAACCATGGCTCCGGCTTCGTCTATGGCCACGCACCTGCCTCCGTCTCGATCGGCGAGCGCATCGACGCCCTTGTCGACGCGGCGCTCCTGGCGGAACGAGCAGCGATCGCGCCGCGGGACTATCTTGGCGCCTCACGCATCGGCGAACCCTGTGCGCGCCGGCTCTGCTACGAGCTGATGCAGACCCCCGTCGATGACGGCGCGGATTTCTGTGGGCGCCTGCTGCGCCTCTTCGAAACCGGCCACCGCTTCGAAGACATGACCATCCGCTGGCTGCGTCTCGCCGGCTTCGACCTGCGCACGCACAGGCGAAACGGCGAGCAGTTCGGCTTCTCGGTCGCCGGCGGCCGCTTCCGCGGGCACATCGATGGCGTGATCGTCGACGGGCCCGATGTCGGCATCGCCTACCCGGTGCTGTTCGAGCACAAGGCGCTAAAGTCCTCGTCCTGGCAGGACGTCGTCAAGCACGGCGTCAAGACCTCGAAGCCGATCTACTGGGCGCAGGTCCAGGTCTACATGGCCTACCTTTCGGTGGAACAAACGCTGTTCGTCGCGCTCGACAAGGACACCCAGGCGCTCCGCTACGAACTCGTCCCTTTCGATCCGCCTGCCGCGCAGGCGCTCTCGGACAAGGCGGTCACCGTGATCCGCGCCGTCGAGGCTCGCGAGCTGCTGCCGCGAGTGTCCGACGATCCTGACTTCTACCTCTGCACGCTCTGTCCATACCGCATCCGCTGCCACGCGCTCATGCCGGGAGGCCTTGCATGACCATCACCCTCTCCGACAGCCAGCGCGCGGCAATCGCCACCATCAAGGACTGGTTCGAGAACCGGACGAAAGAACAGCAGGTCTGCCGCGTGTTCGGCTATGCCGGCGCCGGCAAGAGCACCATCGTCAAGTACGCGATCGAAGAGCTTGGTCTCACCACGTCTTCGTCGGACTCGAAGACGGGCGACGTGCTCTATGCCGCCTTCACCGGCAAGGCCGCGCTGGTGATGACCCGCAAGGGAACGCCCGCTTGCACCATTCATTCGCTCATCTACCGGGTTTCCGAGGCAAGCCCGCAGGAAATCGAAAAGCTCAAGGCCGAGGTCGCTGAGATCCAGGCCAAGCTGCCGACGCTCGGTGTGGCCGAACGCCTGTTCGAGGAGTCGCGCCTGCGCTCCCTCGAGCTGCGGCTCAAGGACGCCCACAAGCCGCGCTTCGTGCTCAATTCCGAATCCGTTCTGCGCGACGCCAAGCTCCTCGTGCTCGACGAAGTGTCCATGGTCGGCGCCGAGATGGCGCGCGATCTCCTTGCCTTCGGGAAGCCCACTCTCGTGCTCGGCGATCCCGGCCAGCTGCCGCCGGTCAAGGGCGAAGGCGCCTTCGACACCGACAAGCCCGACGTGCTGTTGACGGAGGTGCACCGCCAAGCCGGCGACAGCGCCATCATTCGCCTTGCCACCTGGGCGCGCGAGGGCAAGCCCATTCCTTACGGCGAGCACGACGAATTCGTGTGGAAGATGCGTCGGGCGGACGTCGACGCCACCGGCCTGCTCAAAGCCGGCCAGGTGATCTGTGGCCGCAACGCCACGCGCATGCAGCTCAATCTCGCCATGAAACAGGCCGCCGGCTTCGCCGCTCCCTATCCGACCGGTGCCGGCGAGAAGCTGATTTGTCTGCGCAACCGCAACGACATCGGCCTCGTCAACGGCATGTTCGTGACCCTCGACGAGATCGACGACGATGGAGACGAAATCGCCTTCAAGGCCGCGATCACGACCGAGGACGGGCGCCAAGTCGGCGGCGAGGCGAACGGCCGGCGCGAGCGCTTCCGCATCTACCGCGGTCACTTCGATGACCATCTGTCGCCCGATCCCGACCGGGAACGCCGCGATCACCACAAGAAGCGCGCCACGATCGAGTGCGTTTGGGGCTGGGCCATCACCTGCCACAAGGCGCAAGGCTCGCAGTTCGAGAACGTCGTCGTATTCGATGACGGACTCGGACGCACACCGCAAGACCGCGCCCGCTGGCTCTACACCGCCATCACTCGCGCCGAGCGCGGGCTGGTGCTGCTCGATTGAGGTCGCCGGCGATGCTCGACTTCAACGGAGTAGAGCCCGCGCGGCCCTTCGAGCGCTTCGATCTCGATGCGATCGTCGAAGAGCTGCGCCGGACCGCCAAGGTCTGGGTCCCGCAGCATTTTCCGAAGGGGCGGCGGGAAGGAAATGTCTGGCGGCTTGCAAACATCCATGGCACCCCGCCGCGCAAGCAGGGCTCCTGCGTCATCGCGCTCGATGGACCGAATGCCGGCGATTGGATCGACTTCGACGGCTCCGGCTCCGGTGGGCCGCTATCGGCACTCGAACACGCCACCGGCCTGAAGAGCAGAGAGCTTTACGCCTATGCAGCCGCACTCGTCGGCCAGAGCAGCGGCACCACCCAGAAGGGCGCAAAGAGAAAGCGTGCGAACGGAGCGACCTCCCCCGACGTCAGCGATGGTCGATCGACCAGTGAAGCGCGCGACGCGGCGGTCGCAACCGAGATTCGCCACATCCTTGCCCGCGCAGCGCCGATCAAGGGCACGCTGGCTGAAGTCTACCTGCGCAGCCGAAAACTCGCGGTCCCGGATACCGACGACCTGCGCTTCGTCGCTGATCTCACGCATTTCGAGACACAGACCGGCTGGCCCGGGATGGTCGGCGTTGTTCGCGACTTGCGCGGCGAGATTATCGGGCTTCATCGGACCTACCTCGCGCTCGATGGCACCGCGAAAGCGGCGCTCGCCACGCCGCGCATGTCGCTCGGCCACGTCGGAGGCGGTGTCATCCGCCTGGCATCGCCGAACGCCGGCTTGATCGGGATTGCCGAGGGCGTCGAGACGGCCCTTGCGGTCATGACGGCCTGCCCATCGCTGCCGACGTGGGCCGCACTCTCTGCCGGCAACATCGCAGAGCTTTCTCTGCCGCCGGAGATCGATCGCGTCGTCATCTGTGCCGACCATGATAGTAGCGGCGTCGGCTTCGAAGCCGCGCGCAAGCTTGCGACGCAAATGGCCGACCGCGGCAAGCGCGCCTGGATCGCGTTGCCGCCGGGCATGGGCGATGATTTCAATGACCTGCTCGTGCGCGAGGGCGCCGAGGCCGTCCGCGCGGTGATCGACGCTGCCGAAGAGTTCGTCGTCGAGAGCCCGCTCCTCGGCGCCATGATCGTCGACCGCGATCCAAAACCGACGCGGACGATCGAGGACGTCGCCAAGCTGTTTCCACTGCCGAACCTGGAGGATGCAACTCTCGCCTATCGCCGGGCTCGCGACGGCCGCATTCTCCTGTTCAAGTCGACCGGCCGCGACAAGCTCGGCAACGAGCGCTGGCAGGCCATGACTACGCCGTTCGGCGCGGTGGCACGCCTGCGCTATCTCGATCACGACGAGGCGTTCGGGCTTCGTGTCCATATCGATGCCATGGACGGCCGGATCCGGGCGGTCGATTTCAACCGCGCGGCGCTCGCGCGGCTCGGCGCATCCGATCTCAGGGCAGAGCTGTTTGCCGCCGGCCTGCGCTGCGAGAACGACGGCGATCAGCTCGCCGTCCAGGTCCTCAAGGGCGCCGATCCCGATCAGGAAATCCTCGTGGTCTCTCGTCCGGGCTGGCACCGCCTTGACGGCACCGAGCATCCCGTCTTCGTGACGCCCACGGGCACCGCAATAGGCGACAATCCGGCCCAGCGGCTCGAACTTGCCACCAACGCACGCTTTGGAACGACCACGCGAGGCTCCCTCGACGGTTGGAAGGCAGCGCTCACAGCCGTTGCCTCGGCAAAGGGCTGCCCGCATTTCTTGCTCGGCGTGCTCGCGGGTTTCGCCGGCGTCGTTCAATCCCTTGCCGGCCTTGATAGCTGCGGCATCAATCTGAGCGGACTGTCATCGAGCGGGAAGACCACCGCGCAGCGACTTGCGGTCTCCGCCTGGACGTCACCCCTGATCGGGGCAGGCCTTCTGCAGTCGATGCGCTCGACCGAGAACGCGGTCGAAGTGTTCGCCCAGGCCGCCTCCGGCACGGTGCTTGCGCTCGACGAACTCGCCCACGCCGATGGGCGCGCGATCGGCCGATTGATCTACGCGATCTCCGGCGGCCAGGGGAAAGCGCGGCTCACCGCCGGCGCCATCCTCAAGCATCGCTATGCCTGGTCGACCTACGCGGTGCTTTCCAGCGAGTGCTCGCTCGAAGAGAAGGTCCGCGCCGACGGTGCCGCCTGGATCGCCGGCATGGCGGTGCGCATCCTCGACGTTGACGTGACCGACGTCGACCGGACCCTGAGCCAGAACGTGATCCGAGAGATCGTCGCGGTCGAACAACATCACGGCCATGCCGGCCCTGCGTTCGTCGAGCGGCTCGTCGCCGCCAAACTTCACCACAAGCCGGACGCGCTGCGCGAGCGGGTGATGGACTTCGCGCGCCGGCTCGCCGGCGCGCGGGCTGATGCCGCCCGGCTGCGCGCGGCGACCTGCCTCGCGCTGCCCTACATTGCCGGCCAGCTCGCCCAGGATTTCGACCTGCTGCCGTGGTCGATCGATCTCGAAGCGCCCGTGCGCTGGGCTTGGGAGCGCTTCCAGAAATCCTCCGACGCCGAAGCCCTGGCGCCGGACGAGCAGGCGATTGCGAGCCTGCGCGCATGGATCGCCGAACGGTGGGATGTGACCATCAAGTCCGTCGACACCGGCGCCGATGGCTACGACCGCAAGCTCAACAATCGCGAGGCGGTGGCTTGGTACGACGACACAGCGATCTACGTGCCGGTCCAGCGGCTGCGCGAGGCTTCCGGCGAGACGCTTAAGGCCCAGCAGGTCGTCAAGGCGCTCGTCGAAAGGAATCTGCTCGACAAGCGACAGGACAACCGGCGTGCCGTGGTGCGCTGGGTGCCGAAGATTGGCCGCGTCGACGCCTATGCGCTCAAGCGGTCCGAGTTCGGCCGGCGCCAGACCTGGTTCGGCGACGAGAGCGGGGGCGTCCAATGACCGCTTTCCGCTCGCGCTCGATTCGAGGAGCACGCCATGTGGCCAGTGTGGCTCCGGTGGCCACGCCCGCGAACGTCTGCGCAATGCGCGTGACCACGCGGACCGTGGTGGCAACGGTCGTGGCCACGCTCAAGCAATTGAGATTGCAGGCGAATGGCCACACCCGCCACAGGTGCCACGCGCCGAGGAGAGATTATAGGAATTTGACTCCCATTCCGTGTTCGGGGATCGGCGGAAGGGTCGCGCGTAGTATCTCTTCTTCTTCAGTGGATAGAGTGGAAAGAGTGGCAAGTCGCCAACTCTTTCAACGACTTGGCTGTAGCCACCGCGATGCCCGCCGTGGCCAGCGTGGCAACAGCCGCGCGTCCGCCGAGCACCTCTGGCGAAGTCGCGCGCCTCCCTGATCGCAAGGCAATCACGTCGCCGCTGCTCGAAGTGAGCAGCAAGCGCTGAACCACATTCAGGATTACGTCGATGTTTGCTCTTGCCACGCGTCCCGCCGTGGACGCGAACCTTTCTGCTCGTCCCGAACTCAAGCTTGTGCCGGCGAACCGGCGCACACTGCTTGCGCTCGATCTCGGCAGCGCGACCGGTTGGGCCCTGAAACGCATCGGCCGACCGATCGTGAGCGGCACCATGACGTTCAAAGCCGGTCGCTTCGAGGGCGGCGGCATGCCGTTCCTTCGTTTCCGCCGGTGGCTCGCCGAGATCGAAGCCGCGGAAGGTCTGCTTGCTGTCTATTTCGAAGAAGTCCGCGCCCATGCCGGCACGATCGCCGCGCACGTCTATGGCGGTTTCCTCGCCGAGCTCACCGCCTGGTGCGAGGAACGCGGCCATCCTTACGAAGGCGTGCCTGTCGGCGTCATCAAGCGCTTTGCGACCGGAAAAGGAAACGCCGATAAGCAAGCGGTTTGCGAGGCGATGCGCGCCCGCGGCTTCTCGCCGGCTGACCACAACGAGGCCGATGCCATCGCCATCCTGCTGTGGGCGATCGAGACACGAGGCGTGCCATGATCAGGCAACGCCTGCCCGATCGCCGGCCGAGTGTCACGACAGAGCTCGTGCATGAATGCCGATCCTATTCGGTTACGATCGGATTCGATCCAGCGACCGGCCGCATCGGTGAGGTGTTCACGCATGGAGCCAAGGTCGGCTCTGCGATGGATGGCATTCTCGACGACGCGTGCGTCGCGCTTTCACTCCTGCTTCAGCATGGCGTCGAACCTGCCGAGCTCGCCTCGAGCATGGGCCGACTCGGCGATGGCAAGTCTCCCGCATCGATCATCGGCGCCCTGACCGATCTCCTGGTTCGGGAGGCGCAGTCATGAGGTGGACACCGAAAGGCTATGGCGGCGAGCGCAGGAATCCCGAGCAGGTCAAGCGCGATGGCTGGCTCGAATACGGGATCCTTGTCGTCAACGAGGACGACCATCGCCTCACTTGGCCGGAGCGCCAGCTTGTTCGCCAGTTGGGAGAGAGGCTGTTCGGCAAGCGGCAGCAGAAGGAGGCCCGCGATGGCTGACACGACCTGGACGCCTTCGATGGTCGAAGAGCGCTTCGTCGAGGCCGCCGACGTGATGAAGCGGCTGCCCGAGGTTCGCGTGCCCGGCTACTATTCGCTGTGGCCGAAGGTGATCCACGAGTTCGCTGACCTGGTCCAACAGGAGCCGCCGCGCTTGCGGCGGCCACCGCCTGCTCCGGACGCGATCAGTCGAATGGAAGAGACGTTGGAGTGGCTGCGGTGGCTTGAGCCGACGGATGCCAGGATCGTCTGGCTGCGCGCGAACGGAGAGCGATGGAAGGTGGTTTGTTACCATGTCGGGCTGGCGCGGGCGGCCGCCAACGAACACTGGCTCTACGCGCTTTGCCTGGTCGCCTGGCGCCTAAATGGCTCGCGTTTAGCGCAGCCGCGGTCGAAACGGCGCTTGATCGAACATTTCCGGGGCAGCGCCCGACAAGGGGCAGGCTTTAGACAGGTGTCTTCGTAACTAAACGAAAACGCGCTATCCTTTAGTAACGCCTCGGGCTTATTAAAGGATTGAGAACATGACGGGAACGGTAGGGACCCGCCTCGGGCAGTACGTTGAGACGGCTGTCGGCGGGGAGCGGGTGCGGGCATTTCTCCCACCCCCGCTGCCGCCCGATCCGCCGCTGGATCTCCCGGCCCTGTTCGAACTCTACGATGCCGCCCGCGGGGCCCTTGGCCGCCTCGACGGGGTCACGACGATCCTGCCCTCTACGCCCCTCTTCCTGTTCATGTACGTGCGCAAGGAGGCGCTTCTCTCCTCTCAGATCGAGGGTACCCAATCATCGCTTTCCGACCTGCTCCTGTTCGAGAACCATGAGATTCCGCAGGTCCCGCTCGACGATGTCGCCGAGGTCTCCAACTACATCGCGGCGATGGAACATGGACTGAAGCGCCTGCGAGAAGGATTTCCGCTTTCGCTCCGCCTCATTCGCGAGATGCACGAAATCCTCCTTCACTCGGGGCGCGGCGCCAGCAAGCAACCAGGCGAGTTTCGCCGCTCGCAGAACTGGATTGGTGGTACGCGTCCCGGCAATGCGTTGTTCGTGCCGCCGCCTCCTGAACGACTCAATGAATGCCTCGACGCGTTCGAGAAGTTCCTGCACGTCGACAACCCGCAGCTGCCGCCTTTGATCAAGGCCGGCCTCGCGCACGTTCAATTCGAGACCATTCACCCGTTTCTTGACGGCAATGGACGGCTTGGACGCCTTCTCATCACGCTCATGCTGTGCGAGGCAGGCGTTCTTCGCGAACCCATCCTGTACCTCAGCCTCTACTTCAAAGCGCGACGGCCCGATTACTACCGTCTTCTTCAGGAAGTTCGTGAGAACGGCGCTTGGGAAGCCTGGATGGAATTCTTCCTCAGCGGCGTGTGCGATACCGCTACTCAGGCGGTAGATACGGCACGCGATCTCATCGACCTGTTCGATCGCGACCGGGAGGCGATTCAAGCGCTGGGACGAAGCGCTGCGTCTGTCTTTCGCGTGCATGACTTCATGCAGCGTCGCCCGATTGTCACCATCCAGGCCGCATCAAGAGAACTGAAGCTTTCACTTCCCACGGTCGGCAAGTCGCTTGAGCACCTCATCAAGCTCGGCATCGTTCGTGAACTGACTGGCAAACAACGTCATCGCGTCTTCGCCTACAGCAAGTATCTCGCCGTGCTCGACCAGGGCACCGAGCCACTACCACCCAATGTGTGAGCGAACGGCTGCGTGGCAAAGAGAAAAGTGTCTTGCAGACACTTTTCGCTCGGACAAAAACGCTCGGACTCGTTAGTTTCGACGGCAAGCTCGCGAGCGGCGCGCACGGACGCAGGCCTCGCCACTCGATGAAAATGCCCAGGACCGACTGGCTCCATTTCGACGCCCAAATACACCCAAATGCTCTTTAAGCCTCTGAACGCACGGGTCCTCCCTGGCCGAATTGGTATGCGGGGGGCAATGGCCCGAAATTTCGCCACCGCCAGCCGCAAAATCTGAGTTACCAGTTACCACGGAACGTTGGCCCGCCCTGGCGCCAAAGGCGCGCAACGGCGCGCGTTTTTCGCGCGGCCGCCCTGGTATCCCTGCGTGGTAACTCGCCGACCCGTGGTTACCAGCCGCCAACGTACCGCGCCGACACGAACCACATGCCGCCGCGCCTGCCCGATGCGGTCGAGCACTGATGGGATGGACGGCCCCCTCCCTCGCGCGCCGTGCCAAGGTGGAGGCCTCACAAAGAGGAGCCATCCACCATGGAAGTCACGACGATCGGACTGGATATCGCAAAGCACGTCTTTCAAGTTCACGGGATCGATGCTGAAGGACATCCCGTAATCAAAAGGCGACTTCGCCGCAGTGACGTGTACCGCTTCTTCGCGGAGCTGCCACCTTGCGTCGTCGGTCTCGAGGCCTGTGCAACAGCTCACCATTGGGCGCGCGAGCTCACGGCCCTGGGGCACCAGGTCCGATTGATGCCTCCGCAATATGTCCGGCCCTTCGTCAAGCGGAACAAAAACGACGCGGCGGACGCTGAGGCCATCTGCGAGGCCGTGACCCGTCCCACAATGCGGTTCGTGCCGATCAAGACTACAGAGCAACAGAGCGTATTAATGCTCCACCGGGCGCGAGATCTCCTCGTGCGTCAGCAGACCATGACTGTGAATGCAATACGGGCGCATCTGGCAGAGTTCGGGATTATTGCCGCGCAAGGCATCCAGAATATGTCGAAGGTGATCGCGATCATCGCCGACGCAGCCGATCAACGGATTCCCGATCTGGCGCGGGATGCGCTCACGTCCCTCGCAGCGCACTACGAGCAGTTGAAGCGGCAGGTACTGGAATTCGAGAAGAAGATTATGCAGTGGCATCGCTCCAACGAGATGAGCCTACGACTGGCGACGATCCCAGGCGTCGGACCGATAACGGCCTCGGCGCTGGTCGCAACGATCGCCGACCCCAGCCACTTCGCCTCGGCCCGACAGTTCGCGGCCTGGGTAGGCTTGGTTCCCCGGCAGCATTCAACCGGCGGCAAGGAGCGGCTTGGCTCGATCTCAAAACGAGGCAACCCATATCTGCGTCGGTTGCTTGTGATCGGCGCGCAGTCGGTACTGCGATGGGGACTTGCTCGCCTCGCTAAGGCGTCACCATGGCTGCGGGGTCTGTTGGCTCGCCGGCCGCAAAATGTCGTTGCCACCGCCCTCGCCAACAAGATGGCTCGGATTGTGTGGGCAATGATGATCCGAAAGGAAGATTACAGAACTCCCGTGATTGTGGCCGCTGCCTGATCGCAAATGGCGGCGTGCGGCCACAGCTTGCGAGGGTGATGTCTGATGATGGTGATCGGTGAAAACCGCAATCGACAGACCTGAAGCGGCCAAAGGGCAGGTTGAGCCCGAAGCACTGATGAGGCGTCGATCGGCGGAATCCATCAAGGCCTGCGGTCAAGAACGGCCGCGCCATCAGGCCGGATACATGACTGCAAGCCGATAAATCACCGTCGTCATGAAGAATATCCCTTGCATGCCGGGGGCCGTCCATACATGGCCGCTCGATCGGCTCAAGCCCTATGCGCGCAATGCCCGCATGCATGACGACGACCAGGTTGCGCAGATCGCAGCCTCGATCGTCGAATTCGGCTGGACCAATCCGATCCTTGTTGACGCGGAGGGTGGCATCGTCGCCGGCCATGGCCGGCTGCTGGCGGCACGCAAGCTTGGCCTCGACACGGTCCCAGTCGTCGTCCTCGATCATCTCACGCCGGCACAGCGGCGCGCCTACGTCATCGCCGACAACAAGCTCACGCTTAATGCTGGCTGGAACGAGGAAATTCTCGCAGCGGAGTTGCACACGCTGAACGGCGAGGGATTCGATCTCGCGCTCACCGGCTTCTCGGAGGCAGAGCTCGACGCCTTGATGGCGCCGCTGGGCGATGAGGCGGAGAACGCCGAGTCAGCGGACGATGATGCAGACGACAACATGCCCGCGCCGCCGCGCGAGCCCGTCTCGCGAAATGGCGACCTTTGGAAGATTGGCGAGCATCGTTTGCTTTGTGGCGACAGCACGGATGCATCGTCGGTAGCGCGCGTCATGAACGGCGAGCGCGCGGCGCTCGTGTTCACGTCCCCGCCCTACGGCAATCAGCGCGACTACACGACCGGGGGCGTCGGCGATTGGGACGCGCTGATGCGCGGCGTGTTCACGGCGCTGCCGGTCACCGAAGCCGGACAGGTGCTGGTCAATCTCGGTCTCATCCACCGCGATAACGAGTGGCAACCGTACTGGCGCGCCTGGCTCGACTGGATGCGCGAGCAAGGCTGGCGCCGTTTCGGACTCTACGTCTGGGACCAGGGCCCGGGACTGCCGGGCGATTGGAATGGGCGCTTGGCGCCGGCCTTCGAACTTGTCTTCCACTTCAATCGCAAGGCGCGCAAGCCCAATAAGATCGTGCCCTGCAAGTGGGCCGGGCACGTCAACGACGCGCATGGCGGCATCCGCCACAAGGACGGCCACGTCGGCGAATGGACGCATGCCGGCCAGGGCGTCCAGGAGATGCGGATCCCGGACAATGTCATTCGCATCACGCGACACAAGGCGCGCGGCATCGAGACCGAGCATCCGGCGGTGTTTCCGGTCGCGCTGCCAGAATTCGTGATGCGGGCCTACAGCGACGAACACGACATCGTCTACGAGCCCTTTGCCGGATCCGGCACCAGCATCGTCGCGGCCGAACGCTCCGGTAGGCGCGCACGGGCCATCGAGCTAGCGGCTAAGTACGTCGATGTCGCGCTCCGCCGGTGGCGCAAGCTCTTTCCCGATCAGCCAGTGATCCTCGATGGCGAAGGCCAAACCTTCGAAGCGGTCGCGCGAGCGCGCGAGGTCGCAATCCCCGACGACGGTTGACGCGCTGCAGATCGAGCTCTGGTCCATCGGCCGGCTCCTGCCCTATGCGGCGAATGCCAGAACGCATTCGGACGAGCAGGTCGCGCAGATTGCCGGCTCGATCGCGGAATTCGGCTTCAACGTTCCGTGCCTCGTCGACGATCGCGGCGTGCTGATCGCCGGCCATGGTCGACTCCTCGCGGCGAGGCGCCTTGGACTGCAGCAGGTCCCGGTCATTCGGCTAGGCCACCTGACCGACGCGCAGGCGCGGGCTTTTCGCTTGGCCGACAACCGGATTGCCCTCAACGCCGGCTGGGACGATGCATTGCTGGCCGCCGAGCTCGAGCGGCTCAAGGAAGAGGGCGTTGCTCTCGATCTGCTCGGCTTTGCCGAGGACGAGCTCGACCGGTTGCTCGATGGACTCGATGCAGGCGGAGCATCCGAGGAAGAGGACGAGGTCCCTGAGCCGCCCGCCGAGGCGGTTACGCGACCCGGCGACCTCTGGCTGCTCGGGCCGCATCGCCTTCTGTGTGGCGACGCGACGATTGCGACAGACGTTGCACGACTGCTCGATGGCGCGTGTCCGCACCTGATGGTGACGGACCCGCCCTACGGTGTCGACTATGATCCAAGCTGGCGCAACGAGTCGGGCGTCTCCGCGACGGCGCGCATAGGCAAGGTCAACAACGACCATCGTGCGGACTGGAGGGAGGCTTGGAGCCTCTTTCCCGGCGAGGTCGCGTATGTGTGGCACTCCGGGATCCACGCGCGGACGGTTGCAGAAAGCCTCGACGCCTGCGGCTTTCTGATCAGGGCGCAGATCATATGGGCGAAACCGCGCCTGGTGCTCTCCCGCGGCGATTACCACTGGCAACACGAACCGTGCTTCTACGCGGTGCGCAAGGGAGCTACCGGCCACTGGCAAGGCGCACGCGACCAGTCGACACTCTGGACCATCGGCACCGGCGAGAACGACGACGCAACCGAGCACGGGACGCAGAAGCCGGTTGAGTGCATGCGCCGGCCGATTGTCAACAATAGCGCGAAGGGCGAACTCGTCTATGAACCGTTCGCGGGCTCCGGCTCGACCCTGATTGCGGCCGACACCGTCGACCGCGTCTGCCTCGCCATCGAAATCGACCCGCGCTACTGCGACGTCATCATCGAGCGCTGGCAGAATCACGCCGGTAGCAGAGCGACGCTTTCGGATGATGGCCGCACCTTCGATGCGCTGAAGACTGAAAGGCCATCAGCATGAACGGGAAAGCGCCGCCGGGCTTCGCAGCCGGCGGCGCTTGAGCATTCGGCGGGGCTCAGGCGATCCGGTAGACGCGGCCGCGGCCTTCGACCTTCTCCGACTGGACGTTCAGGCCGAGCTTCTTCTTCAGGGCGCCGGCGATGGCGCCGCGCACCGTGTGCGCCTGCCAGTCGAATTTCTTGACGATCTCTTCGATCGTTGTGCCATCGGGACTCTTGAGCATTGCGATGAGCTGGGCCTGCTTGCTGTCGGGCCGGGTCTGCTTCTGAACCGTGCGTTGATGGGCCTTGGACTTGCTCGAGTTCTCGTCGGTCTCGTCGGTCTCGCCGGCCTCGCCCGCGGCCTCGGCAGAGGCGCTGGCCTCATCGGCTTCGTCCTCGGCGGCTGCGACCTCTTTCGGATCGATGCCGAGGGCATCGAACGCGGCCCGGGTGGCGCGCAGGGTCATCTTGCCGTGGTTCCGGTCGTGCCGCCACACGGTGTCATCGCGCTTGGCGCGCACTTCCTTGATCAGGCCCTTGTTCAGGAGGCTCTTGAGCACGTTGCCGGCAGCATTGCCCTTGAGCTTCGGGTTGACCGGAAACACGCAGCGGTCGGGCCGCTGGCAGGCCGCGGTGAGAACGACGAGTTGAGAGTCGGAAAGCTGCGCCATGGTGTTGGCTCCCTGGTAGTCGGGTCGCGACCATCGCGACCCTTCTACGACCCCGAGCCCCGCGTCGGAGCGGGGCGGAGCCTCGGGCGCCAGACGCCAGTCAGTTTCGGCGCGACAGCACGCGACTCATGGATTGCTCGAAGGTTTCGTTTGGGAGCGCGGTCTCTGCCGCGTGACGGATCACGCCGAAGACCACCAGCTGCACGCGCCTGACTGCCTGTTCGAGGGTTTCTCCGGCAAGAACCGTCGCGCCGCAGCTTTGGAGGAACCTACGCAAGGCTGGCTCACGCGCCGCGGCAACGCAGGCGCGAATCTCTGCAGGGGTTAGTCGGCTCCAGTCTTCCATGGCATCCATCCCTTGGCGCTCACGCCGCCGGTTCGGCCAGAATCTCGAAATAGGTCACGCAGCCGATGAGGTAGGGCAGTCCGCGTGGGATCCCCATCTCGCGCTCGATGCGGCGGCCGATCGTCCAGGTCATCCAGCGGTCGACGGCGGCATCGACCGCCTGCTCGACGGTAAGTCCTTTAAACAATCCGTTCGCCACGTCGTCGGCGAAGTGCCGGCCGTGACAACTGTCGAGGAAATCGCGCACACCAATTTCCGAGCATCTGGTCGCGTCGGCGACGGCTTGAAAGGCAATCGGCCAGGCTTCTGCCGGATCGGCATGGTGCCGAATGGTCCCGTAGAAGCCCCAGGCTTCGTTGTTGCTGGACAATGTGGCGGTCATTGCAAGCCCCCAATGGCAGTTTGGCGCAGTATTTCGATCAGGCGATGAACCGCGCCCAGCGGCGCAGCGACGGAGGGGTATCGGCACGGACTGCCTTGATCGCATCCGCCGCGCTGGCGGCGGCGATGTAGCGGTCTTCGAAGGTACCGTCCGCGTAGATCACCTGGACCATCCAGACCGTCATTGCTGTTCTCCGTCGCTTGATCATGACGCCATAAAATGCGCTGCTTCGGCCTGGAGCCAAGCGAATAATCGGGTCATTTGATTGCTTTGTTCGCGGCAGGTTCGTCATGGGATTATCAATCCGCGCTTATGCCCGCAGACGTGGCGTAAGCCATGTGGCGGTCCTGCGCGCGATCAAGCAGGGCCGCGTCCCGGTCGAGCCGGACGGCACCATCGATCCCGCCAAGGCCGATGCGTCGTGGGAACGCTCGACCGACCCAGGACGCACACGCACGAAACCGAAGCCCGCCGCCGAGAAGCTTCGCCCGGTCGGAGAAGCCGCGCTCGGCTCGGTGCGCGAGACGCTGAGGGAGCAAGGCCTCCCCTCGGGCGGCAATGTCACCTTCGTCCAGGCGCGCACCGCGCACGAGATTGCCAAGGCCCACCTCACGCGGCTGCGACTTCAGCGCATGAAGGGTGAGCTTGTCGATCGCGCTCGCGCCACCGCGCTTGTGTTTCGGCTTGCGCGCGAGGAGCGGGATTCCTGGCTCAACTGGCCGGCGCGGGTCGCTGCATTGATGGCAGCCGACCTTGGCGTGGAGGCTCACACGGTCCAGAAACTCATCGAAACGCATGTCCGCGGTCACCTCGCCGAGCTCGCCGAAATTCGAGCCGAGTTCCGGTGATCTGTTCGCGTTCGAGGGCGCGGAAGACATTGCGCAAGCCTGGTGCGACGGGCTCACGCCTGACCCTGCGCTGACGGTTTCGGAATGGGCTGACCGCCATCGCGTCCTGAGCCCGCGCGCTTCCGCGGAGCCCGGGCGCTACCGCACCGACCGCACGCCCTACATGCGGGCGATTGTTGATGCGCTCTCGCCCACGCATCCGGCGCGCCGCATCGTGGTGATGAAGTCGGCCCAGGTTGGCTTCACGGAAGGCGGCAATAATTGGATCGGCTACGTCATCCATCATGCGCCCGGGCCGATGCTCAGCGTTCAGCCGACCGTCGAGCTTGCCAAGCGCTTCTCGCGCCAGCGCATCGATCCGTTGATTGGCGAGAGTCCAGCATTGCGCGAACGGGTGAAGCCCGCTCGCTCGCGCGATGCTGGCAACACGGTGCTGTCGAAGGAGTTCCCGGCCGGGCTCCTGGTCATCACCGGAGCGAACAGTGCCGTCGGCTTGCGCTCAATGCCGGCCCGCTATCTCTTCCTCGACGAGGTCGATGCCTATCCGCCCTCGGCCGACGAGGAAGGCGATCCGGTTGCGCTCGCCGAAGCGCGCACGCGCACGTTCTCCTGGCGCTCCAAGGTCCTGCTCGGGTCGACGCCGACCATTCATGGCCTGTCGCGGATCGAGCGCGAGTACGAGGCCTCCGATCAGCGGCGCTACTTCGTGCCGTGCCCACACTGCGGGGACATGCAGTGGCTCAAGTTCGAGCGGCTGCGCTGGGAGAAAGGCAAGCCTGAGACGGCGCATTATGAGTGCGAGTTATGTGATGGCCGGATCGATGAGCACCACAAGACGGCGATGCTCGCGGCTGGCGAGTGGCGCCCCACTGCCGAGCCGCAGGATCCGGACACGATCGGGTTCCACATCTCAGCGCTCTATTCGCCGGTCGGCTGGCTCTCCTGGGAGAACATCGCCCGGCTTTGGGAGGCCGCGACCACCGACGAAGCCAAGCGCAGCTTCAAAAACAGCGTGCTGGGCGAGACCTGGGTCGAGACCGGTGAGGCGCCCGACTGGCAGCGGCTCTATGAGCGGCGAGAGGCTTGGCAGATCGGCACCGTTCCTCGAGGCGGATTGTTCCTGACGGCAGGCGTCGACGTCCAGAAGGACCGCATCGAAGTCGATGTATGGGCCTGGGGTCGAGGTCTCGAAAGCTGGCTCGTCGACCACATCGTGATCGAAGGCGGACCCGAGCAGGCGGAGACCTGGGACGAACTTGCCCTTCTGCTCGATCGGACTTGGCCGCATGCGCATGGCGCGCGCCTCGGCATTGCCAAACTTGCAATCGACACCGGCTACGAGGCGCCCGCCGTTTACGCCTGGTCACGCCGGGTCGGTCACGCCCAGGTCGCGCCGATCAAGGGCGTCGAGGGCTTCAATCGCGCGGCACCAGTCATCGGCCCGACGCATGTCGACGTGACCGAAGGCGGCAAGAAGCTTCGGCGAGGCGCTCGGCTGTGGACGATCGCGGTCGCGACGTTCAAAAGCGAGACCTATCGCTTCCTGCGCCTTGCGGCACCGACCGACGAGGAACTTGCGGCCGGCGCCAGGTTTCCCGCGGGATACGTGCATCTGCCGCGCGGCACTGAGGCCGAATGGGTCAGGCAGCTCGTCGCCGAGCAACTCGTCACGGTGAAAACCAAGCGTGGTTTTACTCGGCTCGAATGGCAGAAGCTGCGCGAGCGCAACGAGGCGCTCGACTGCCGGGTCTATGCGCGCGCGGCCGTCTGGATTGCCGGCGCCGATCGCTGGACCGAAGCCATGTGGCGAGACCTTGAGCAGCAGGTTGGCATCGTCGAAGAGGTGCGGACGGACGAGCCGACTGACCTGCAGACCGAGAGCGTTGCCGGTATCATCCGGCGTCGGTCCGAACGCCGCGGTCGTCGCGTGTTCCGGTCGAGCTATCTCGGCTGACACCCGGGCGTAGGGCTTGGCCGCTACCGGCCCGGCCGTTGCGGGACGTCTCCGATCATCAATGAAGGGATCTGCTGTGCGCGGGCTTCGTCGATCGCACGCTCGATCAGATATTCGGTGGTCGGCTCGTTGAGCTCATGGGCAAGCGCCATTGCGCTTTCCAGATGCCGCATCAAAACGGCGCGCTTCTGCGCGGTGTCCAGCATGGCAAGCCTCCATCCCGTCGCAACGAGTCCAGCGCAGATTACGAAACGGCCGAAGCGTTGACCAGACGCGCTGGATTAGCACCCGCAGTGGTCATGGCCACAGCTGACCAATCGTCCATCGTCCATGACACTCGAAGAGATGATCGCGCAGCGTGACGCGCTGCTCGCGGCGCGTTTTCGTGGAGTGCGCACAGTCGAGATCGAGGGCCGCCGCGTGACCTACGCCACCGACGCCGAGATGGCAGCCGCCATCACGGATCTCGAACGTCGGATCGCTGCCGCCGGCGAAGGCGGCCGACGCCGCCGTATCCTGACGTCCGCCTCGAAGGGACTCTGAGCTCGTGGTCGTTTCGCTGAAAGCCTTCCGACGCCGGGTCGGGGCGTTCATCGGGGGCTTCGAGGCAGGACTGGCGAACCGACGTCTCAAGGGTTTCCAGCCGAGCCGGGCGCATCTCAATACGCTGATCGCGGCGGCTGGTCCGGATATTACCGCGCGGGCCCGCTGGCTCGTGCGCAACAATGGCTATGCCGCCAACGCGATCGAGAGCTGGGCCGGCAACGTGGTGGGCGCAGGCATCAAGCCGTCCTCGATGATCTCGGATTCCGGCCTCAAGCCGCAGGTCCAGAAACTGTGGCTCGACTGGACGGACGAGGCCGACGCGGAGGGCTTCACGGACTTCTATGGTCTGCAGCGCCGCGCAGCACGCGAGGTGTTCATCGCAGGCGAAGTGTTCTTTCGGTTTCGGCCGCGCCGGCCGCAGGACGGGCTCACGGTGCCGCTGCAGCTGCAGATGCTCCCCTCCGAGATGCTGCCGCTCAACCGCAACGAAGTCATGCCCGGCGGCAACGTAATCCGCCAAGGGGTCGAATTCGACGCCATTGGTCGTCGCGTCGCCTATCACTTCCTGCGCCGGCATCCCGGCGACATGACGGACCCTGGCCTTGTCGGCGACATCGTGCGCGTGCCGGCTTCCGAGATCGTGCACGTGATCGATCCGGTCGATGCCGGGCAGCTGCGGGGCATCTCGCGCTTCGCCGCCGGGATTGTGAAGCTCTTCTTGCTCGACCAGTACGACGACGCCGAACTCGACCGCAAGAAGGTCGCGGCAATGCACGCACTCTTCATCACGACGCCGGCGCCTGCCGAGCCGCTCGACGCCGCGGAAGGCCGCGACGAGAACGACGAGCGCACCATCGATCTGCAGCCGGGCCAGATAACCATGCTGGAACCGGGCGAGGAGGTGCAGACCTCCTTACCCGCGGAGTCGGGCCAGACCTACGAACCGTTTCAGTACCGCACATTGCTGCAGGTTTCGGCCGCGCTCGGCGTGCCCTATGCGTATCTCTCGAATGACATGCTCAAGGCGAACTATTCGAACTCGCGCCTTGCACTCCTCGAATTCCGCCGCCGCATCGAAGCCTACCAGCATGCCGTGATCGTCTGGCAGCTCTGCCGCCGGGTGTGGGCGCGCTGGATGGACACCGCGGTGCTTGCGGGAGCCATCGACCTTCCAGACTACAACCGGCGCCGACGCGAGTATCTCGCCTGCGGCTGGCTGCCGCCGAAGTGGGATTGGGTCGATCCCTTGAAGGACGCGCGCGCCGAGATCGAGCAGATCGAGGCGGGCCTCAAGAGCCGCACGCAGGCGCTTGCCGAGCGCGGCTACGATGCCGAGCAGGTGGATGCCGAGATCGCGGTCGACCGGGCGCGCGAGAAGTCGCTGGGCTTGAGCTTTGGCTCGCTGGGACCAGCAAGTTTGAACCCGGCACCCAGCGAGTCGAGCGAGACATCGTACGCGGACGCCGCGAGCTGAAGCCCCTGAGGACCAATCTCTGATCATGCTCAACCTGCCCCACGTGGCATCCCGCGTGTTTGGGACGCCGCTGATGATCGCGCGCCCCAAGCTCGAGGCGATCCTCGGCGTCTTGGCGCCACGCCTTAGCGGTGGGACGATCGAACCGATCGACCAGACGTCCGATTCGGCACCCCTCACCTCGATCACGGTCGAACGCATTGCAGTCGTTTCCGTGATTGGCACGCTGGTGACCCGCTCCAGCTATCTCGATGCCGCGAGTGGGCTCATGTCCTATGGCGACATTGGCGACGCCATTGCCGGCGCGATGTCGGACCCAACCGTCCGCGGTGTGATCCTCGACGTGGACTCCTCCGGCGGGGAGGTTGGTGGCCTGTTCGATCTTGCCGACCGGATCAGCGCGATCAGGGCGGCCGGCGGTAAGCCGCTATGGGCGGTCGCAAACGAAAGCGCGCTGTCGGCAGCCTATGCCATCGCGAGTGCGGCCGATCGGGTCTACGTCACGCGCACTGGCGAGGTCGGCTCGATCGGCGTGGTTGCCGTGCATGTCGATGAAAGCCAGGCCGACGTCAAAGCGGGTCTCGCCTGGACCTTCATTTTCGCGGGCGATCGCAAGGTTGACGCCAATGCACATGAGCCGCTCTCGGAGCGTGCTCGGTCAACGATTCAGGCGGACGTTGATCGCCTCTACTCCGAATTCTGCCGTCTGGTTGCCGCCAATCGCGGCCTGACGACCGAGGCGGTGCGGGGCACCAACGCCGCGATCTATCGCGGAGAGCTCGCGATCCGCGCTGGTCTCGCCGACCGTCTCGGTACGCTCGACCTCGCCATCGCCGAAATGGCCGCCGAACTCGATCGCGCGGCGCCGACCCGCGCCATCATCAACCCGACACTCAAGAGGAGCTCGTCCATGGCGACGAACGAGACCGAACAGATTCAGGATCAGCCGAATGAGCCGCAGCAGGCGGTCGACGTGCCGCCGGCACGGGCGGACGCTGCGCCCAATCCCGCGCCGACAGCAGCTGCTGCGGAATCCGCGCCTGAGGCGAGTGCGGCCGAGAGGTTGCGCGCGGAGTTCGCTGAAGTTGCCGCGATTGCGGCGCAAGCAGCTCGCCTTGGTGTTGCGGTCGACGCTGCCGACGCGCTGAAAAAGGGCATTACGCCCGATGCGCTGCGTCGCTCGGTGCTCGACACGCTCGCTGCGCGTGCCGAGGCAACGAGTGTGATTGCCGCAGCACCATCCACTCCCACTGCTGGCGACAGCCCGATCGTGCGGCGTGCACGCGAGCGGGCCGCGGCGGCTCGTACCTGAACACTTAAGGAGCACAACACATGCCCACATTGACGATGGCGCCGACGCTCGGCGACCTGCTCAAGTACGAGCTCAACGGCAACTACACACGGGAGGCCGTGACGCTCAAGGCCGGCACGAACTACGCGCTCGGCGCCGTGCTCGGCAGGATTACCGCCTCCGGCAAGTACCGGCTTTCTCCTGCGGCACAGGTCGTGGGCGACGAAGGCGCCGAAACCGCAGTCGCGGTTCTGATCGAGGCGGTCGACGCCACCGCCGCCGACAAGCCGGGCCTCGTCATCGCGCGAGGTCCCGCGATCGTGTCCAAGGCCGCGCTCGTGTTCGATCCATCCGTCGACCAGGCGGCCGAGAAGGACGCGAAGCACGCGCAGCTCGCCACGGCCGGCATCGTGCCGCGCGACACCGCCTGATCCCTACAAAGCATCTGAACGCCACCATCGGGCCTCGACGAAAATCTTCGTCGGGGCCCGAACCATTTTGAGGAACCGCAATGGCCCCGATGATCAATCCCTTCGACGCGGGCGGCTACACGCTCGCCGAGATGACGCAAGCCATCAACATCCTGCCCAACATCTACACCCGTCTCGGCCAGCTCGGCCTGTTCCGCTTCGAGGGCATCACCCAGCGCAGCGTCATCATCGAGCAAGCCGAGGGCGTGCTGAACCTCTTGCCGACGGTGCCGCTCGGCGGGCCGGCCACCGTGGCTAACCGCGACAGTCGCTCCATGCGCTCGTTCACGGTGCCGTGGATTCCCCACGACGACGTGATCACGCCTCAGGACATTCAGGGCGTGCGCGGCTTTGGCGTCGCGGACGCCGCCGACCCGCTCGCGACCGTCATGGAGCGCAAGCTCACCCGCATGCGGGCAAAGCACGCCCAGACCCGTGAGTACATGGAGGTCAATGCGCTGCGCGGCGTGGTCAAGGACGGGGCCGGCGTTCAACTCTACGACTACTTCGCCGAGTTCGGCCTCGCCCAGCAGTCGGTCGACTTCGTGCTCGGCACGGCCGGCACGAATGTGCAGGCCAAGTGCCGCGAGGTGCTGCGCGACATCGAGACCGAACTCAAGGGCGAGACCATGACCGGGGTACTGACCCTGGTCAGCCCCGGCTTCTTCGACAAGCTGATCGGCCACGCCAAGGTCGAGGAAGCCTACAAGTACTTCTCCTCGACCGGCGCGCAGCCGCTGCGCGAGGACACGCGACGCCGCTTCCCCTTCGCCGGCATCGTGTTCGAGGAATACAACGCCACGGTCACGCTCTCGACCGGCGCGACCGAGACGCTGATCCCGGCGAACGAAGGCATCGCCTTCCCGCTCGGCACCATGGACACGTTCGTAACCTACGGGGCGCCGGCAAACCTGATCGAGACCGTCAACACGGTTGGCTTGCCGATCTATGCCCGCCAGATCGCCCGGCCCGACGGCAGCGCCATCGACGTGAAGACCGAGGCCTCGCCGCTGCCCGTGAACAAGCGGCCGCGACTTGCGGTCAAGATCATCACCAGCAACTGAGCCGCCGCGGTGGATGCGTTCGCTGCGGCAACCGATGCGCTGTTCGCCGATCCGAACATCGCCCGCGACGCCATCTGGCGCATGGGCGGTCTTGGCCCTGGAATCTTCGTCCGCGTCATCACGCGCCGGCCGGACGAGGTCGCCGGCTTCGGCGACAGTCGAGCCATCCTCTCGACACTGCTGATCGACGTACGCCGCTCCGACGTAACAGCGCCGGCAAGTGGCGACACGGTCGAAATCCCCGGGCCAAGCCCGGGGACCAGCGAGATCTTCCAGATCATCGCGACGCCAGCCCTCGACAGCCTGCGGCTCGTGTGGACATGCGAGGCAGCGCCGCCGCCATGAACCATGCGCTTCACGCTGAAGACCGATGACCTCGTCAAGGGTCTAAGCGACATTGAAGGCGATGCGGCGCGTTCCGTCACCCGAGCCATGCGCGAGGTGACGGACGGCCTCAAGTCTGATCTGCGCGCCGACGTCGTCGATTCTGGTCTCGGGCAGCGGCTCGCCAATACCTGGCGCGGCAAGACCTATCCCGAGGGCGGCGCCAGCCTGGAAGCGGCGTCCTTCGTCTGGTCGAAAGCGCCGAACATCGTCGATGCCTTCGACCGCGGCGTGACGATCCGGTCGCACCGCGGCTTCTGGCTCGCCATTCCAACGCCGGCTGCTGGCGTCAAGGGTATCAGCGCCACCGGCGCCATGCAGCGCATCACGCCGGGCGGCTGGGAGCGGCGCACCGGCATGCGGCTGCGCTTCGTCTACCGGCGCGGTCAGCCTTCGTTGCTCGTCGCCGACAACGCGCGGCTGAGCAGAAAGGGGCTCGCCAGGCCGAACATTGGCCGCACCCGAACAGGTGCTCAGTTCACCCGGCTGAGGGGGCGCTCGACCGTCGTGGTCTTCGTCCTGGTTCCGCAGGTCACATTGCGCAAGCGGCTCGACATCGCCTCGATCGCACAACGCTGGGCCGATCGCGTGCCGAGCGCGATTGCCGGTCACTGGAGATGACTGTGAAGCAAGAACGCGCTGCGGTCCTGATGACGCTGTTCGCTTTCGTGTTCATCATTTCGGTGCTGGTGACGAGCCTGCGGTGACGAGCAAGCGCGAACAGGTCCTTGATGCGGTCAAGGCTCTCGTTGCAGCCGCGCTGCCGGACGCGGACGTCAAGCGCAACCTCGCCAAGGCGGACCGCATCCCGCCCGGCGGTCTCGTCATCATCCGCGACGGCGACGCGGGCGAGCCAGAGGTCATGCTGTCGCCGCTTACCTATATCTACACGCACCGGATCCCGATCGAGGTTGCGGCCTACGAGACCCCGAGCAAGACCCGCGAGCAGGTGCTCGACGAAATGCTCGGCGCGATCGGCGTCGCTGTTACTGGCGATCGCACGCTGGGCGGCCTCTGCGATTTCATCGAGACAGAGGCGCCGGCGACCGACGATGTCGAGACCGCGGGCGCCCGCCCCGGTCGCTGGGCCGACGCCGCGATCGTTGCGGTCTACGCCACGACCGATCCGCTGAACTGAACACCAACAATCCAGGAGAGTCCCATGGCACGCGCGCGCGGCGCCAATGCCGTCATGGCGGCCGCATTCGAGACGACCTACGGCACGCCGCCGGTGGCCGGTTACAAGAAACTCCCCTTCGTCTCCTCGGCGCTCGGCGACGAGCAGAACCTGATCGCCAGCGATCTCCTTGGGCTTGGCCGGGAGCCGCTCCCGCCGAGCCGGGATGTCGTGAACAACGAGGGCGACGTTGTCGTCCCGGTCGATCTCCGCAACTTCGGCTATTGGCTGAAGCTCCTGCTCGGCACGCCGACATCGGTCGACAATTCCGGCGTCTTCACCCACACGTTCGTCTCGGGCGCGCTCACGCTGCCGTCGATGTCGATCGAGGTCGGCCTGCCGGAGGTCCCGAGCTATGGGATGAACTTCGGCGTGCGCGCCAACTCGATGCGCATCCAGCTGCAGCGATCGGGACTCCTCAACGCCACCATGAGCCTGGTCGCGCAAGGCGAAACGCGGACCACGACATCGGGCGCTGCTTCGCCCAGCGAGGCGGTGATCGAGCGCTTTTCGCAGTTCATGGGCGAGATCAAGCGCAACGGCACTGCCCTCGGGCAGATCGTCTCGGCCGAGCTCATGTACTCGAACAATCTCGACAAGGTCGAAGTGATCCGGCCTGACGGCCGGATCGAGGACGCGGACCCGGCCATGGTCAGCGTGACCGGCAACGTGGCTGTGCGCTTTGCCGACACCGTGCTGCTCGACCAAGCGGTGAACGGCACCGCCTGCGAGCTTTCCTTCGGCTGGACGATCGGCGCCGACAAGTCGCTCCTGTTCACCCTGCACGAAGTCTACCTGCCGCGCCCGAAACTGCCCATCACCGGACCGGGCGGCGTTCAGGCCACCTTTGCGTTCCAGTCGGCCAAGGACCCGGGCCTGCAGAAGACGCTGACGGCCGCCCTCGTCAACGACGTGTCAGCCTACTGATCTCCCGAGAACCAGCATGGCCAAGACCAGATCCGAGCCGCTTGCGCGCGGCGCGTCCCGTTCATCCCAAGAGGTCCCCATGTTCAAGCTTGCCTTGGACCGCGAGCCGTTCTGGCTCGACGTCCTCCCCGGCGTGCGAATCCAATTCCGTCCAGTGACCGTCGCAGCGATCCTTGTGGCCCGCTGCAAGGCCGCCGAGGTGCTGAGCGCGGGCGGCGAGGATGCCGCGGTGAAGGCCGGTGTGGCCTTCACGCGCGCGCTTGCCCATTCGGGCATTGCCGCCTGGACCGGCGTGGGCGATGCCGAGGGCAGGCCTGTGGATCCCACGCCTGAGAACATCGATGCCGCGCTCGAGCTCTGGCCCATGTTCGATGCGATCGATCGGCTCTATGTCGGTCCCGCGCTGATCCAGGACGCCGAAAAAAACGCCTGATCGCCCTCGCCGAATGGCACTTCGGCGGGGGCGAGGGTTATTGCGCGGCTTGCCCTGAGACCTGTGCCGGCTGCCCGTACGTCGAACACGCGCCCACAACGGCGGAAGGGATCGCCGCCTGGGGCGTGCTCAAGCGCGCGGTCGGCCAGGTCCGCGCGGTGATGGGTGGCGTCTACGCGCTCGACTTCGGCGCCGTGTTGCTGCTCGCCGACGCCATGGGAGCGCTCAACACGCTTCTCGTCGACCTCTTGCCCGAGATCGAGCCGATCATCGTTCGCGGCTACGCCCGAGACCCTTAAATGAGCACCACACAGGTCTCGATCCGCCTTGGCGTCGAGGGCAAGGCGGAGGTCAAGCGCGCCTTCGACGAGGTCGGCAAAGCGGGGCAGGACGCCTTCCGTGGCATTGCCACCTCCATGGACGCGGCGGGTGCCGCCGCCGATCGGGAGACGCAAAGGCTTCAGCGCCTGGCGCAGGCTGCGAGGCAAGCCGCCGCTGCCGACCAGGCCCAGCGCAGCTTCAACCAGGTCCTGGGCGTTGGCATCGGGCCGTCGAAGTCCGCCCGCGACTCCGCAGCCGTGTTCGAAGAGGCTGCACGGGCCGCGGAAGACCTTGCCGCGCGCACCGCGGCACTGCGCGCGCAGATTGACCCTCTTCGCGCTGCGCAGACCAAGCTCAATGCTGAGATCGCCGAGGCGAATGCCCTGTTCAAAGCGGGCGCGATCACGGCCGAAGAGCAGGCCGCCGCCCACGCGCTCGCGCAGAGCCGATTCAACGCCACGGCGCGCGCCCTCGGCGCAGTCGGTGCTGCCGGCAAGCTGACCTCGAGCCAGCTCGTCAATCTCAGCTATCAGCTCAACGACGTGGTCGTCTCGCTCGCGAGCGGCCAGCGTCCGCTGATGGTGCTGATGCAGCAGGGCTCGCAGATCGCCCAGATCTTCGGTCCCGGCACGGGAGTCACCGGCATCCTGCGCGGCGTCTGGCAGGGCCTGACCAGCCTGATCTCGCCGACGACCGCGGTGGTCGGCGGCATCGCCGCCATCGGCGCTGCCATCGGCTACTCCTACTATCGCTACATCGAGTCGCAGAAGGAGCTCGAGGTTGCGCTCGCCGGCACCGGCCGTGCCGCCGGCGCAACCGTCGGCCAGATCGAGCGCATCGCCGAGCAGTCGGCCTCCGCCGGTAATGTCTCGGTTGCCGCCGCCCGCGAGATGGCAGCGGCGTTCCTCGGGACCGGCAAGATCGCCGTCGCGAACTTCGAAAGCCTGGTCAAGGTCGTCAAGAATTACGCCGCGACGACAGGAACCGATGCCAAGGCCGCCACAAAGGAATTGGCCTCGGCCTTCGCCGACCCGATTCGTGGTGCCGATGCGCTCAACGACAAGCTCAATTTCCTCGACGACCGAACGCGGCAATACGTTCGGACGCTTGCCGACCATAACGACCGCACTGGTGCCCAGCGCCTCCTGCTCGATGCGCTGAAGGGCAGTCTTGTTAACGCGGCGGACGCGACGACAGCGCTCGGGCGGGCGTGGGACTTCGTCGGGCGCATGGCATCGAACGCCTATGACGCCATCGGCCGGGCAGTCTCGCGCGCCATCGATGGCGCGCCGATCGAGGAACGCCTCAAGGAACTGCAGCAGGAGCGTGCCCGGCTTCAAGCGCTGATCGAGAACCCACCGACCCGCTTCGCGGCCCAGGCCCGCAACGTCAACACACGGCTGCTCGCGGACGTTGACGCCGAAATCGCCAAGATCGAGGCGAAGCTCAACGCCATCGCAGCGCGCGCCCGGGACGCGAGGGCGAACGAGCTCTCGATCCGCGCTGGCACCGTTGGGCGCGAGCTCACGCCGGGCTTTGAGGAGTTGCAGGCGCTGCGCGCGCGGCAGGCGCAGCTTCGTTCTGCCCTTGATGACCCGCTGGTCCGCCAAAAGGTCGCCGACTTGCGCCAGGTCGAGGCGGCCTATGACGCGATCACCCGCGCGCTACGCACCTGGCTCGATCCGGCCGAGAAAGCCCGTCGCCTCGACGAACTCGAACTCAAGGCGCTCGAGGCCAAGACCCCGGCGCAGAAGGCAGCGATTGCCGAAGAGCGGCGGCGGCTTGAACTTGCCGGACAGGCCATCCCCGTTGCCATCGCCGAAGCCGAAATCGCGCGGGCCGGCGCCAAGGCCCGCGTCGAAGCGACCCAGGCGCTGATCGACCAGTCGCGCGTGGTCGAGGTCAACACCCGGGCGACGCTCAGCTTGGCCGAGGCCTGGCTCAAGGGCGCAGCGGCAGCCCAGCAAGCGGAGGTGCGCCGCAAGGCTCTGACCGAGGCCGTGCAGAACGGCGTCGACGTTGAGGCCCGCACGCGCGAACTCCTGCGCGAGCAGATCGCGGAAACTGCGGCGCAGTCGGCCAAGTCGGTCAGCGATCTGACCGCCGAAGCCGATGCACAGCGCCGGCTCAACGACGCGATCCTTGCCGGCCGCCACACGAGCGAGCAGGCGCAGCGGCAGATGCAGGTCGAGCAGGCGCTGCGGCCGCTGATCGTTGCGCAGTCGCTCGCTGAGGGCGAGGCGAAGACGACGCTCGCGCGCATCATCGATCACCTGCGCGGCGCTTACGCGCGGCTCCACGGCGAGCAGGCGCGCGCCGCGGCCCTGCAGACGCTCGAAGGCCAGCGAAACCAGGTCGAGCTTCTGCAAAAGCAGATCGAGCTTGCCGGCACGAGCGAATCGCAGCGCGCGATCATCATCGCGCAGCTGCAGACCGAGCAGCAGCTGCGGCAGAAGGGCATCGACCTTGCGAGCGCCGAAGGCCAGGCGATCCTCGCCAACGCGGCCACCATCGAGCGACTGAACCAGGAGCTGGCGCGCTCGCAAGGTGCCATGCAGGCGCTTCAGGGGATCACTGACACAACCTTCAACCACTTCGCCAATCTCATTGCCGAGGGCAAGCTCGACTGGAAGTCATGGGCGGATGCGGGGCGCGCCGCGATCGCCGACATCGAAAAGGAAATCCTCAAGCTTGCGGTGCTGAACCCGTTCAAGAACATGCTGTTTGGCACCAACCTGCCGACGCTCGGCAATGTCGGCGGGCTCCTCGGCAATCTGTTCGGCGGATTTTTCGGCGGCGGCGCAGGCCTCTCGCCGGCCACCGCGGCGGCGCGCCTGTTCGGCTCGCCGATCTATCACGCGGGCGCAATCGCGGGAGATCCGGCGCCGATCCGCTTCGTTCCCCGCGACCTGTTCCAAGCGGCGCCGCGCTTTCATGAAGGCGCGTTTCTGAAGCCCGACGAGGTCCCCGCGATTCTGCAGCGCGGCGAGCGCGTGCTCTCACGCGAGGAGACGCGCCGTTATGCAGAGCGTGCGTCAAACACCCAGCCGATTGTCAACGTGGTGATCCAGACGCCGAACCCGGCCGCGTTCCAGGCGAGCCGCACACAGATCGCGGCCGACCTCGCACGCGCCGTGCGCATGGGGACGCGGGGACTATGAATTGGCCTAATCGTTGGAGACAACGAGCCGCAACGGACTTTGCTCAGTCGGAATCCGGCCTGGAGGCGGACGAACCGCTTCAGCGGTTTCCGTTCCATCCAAGTCGGTCTTTGTTTCCGATGGCTTTGGAGAAGCTTCGAGATAGCGGGTCGCGGTATCGAGACCAACCACTCGCCCGGTGCGATTGGCGATGGTCCGCGCGACCGCGCACCAGAATTTATGCTCGTCCCTTTCGCCCGCGCGAAGCGTGCGAATGCGATGATCGCGGGCGACGTCATAGGCGCTCTCGCCGTGCCGGGCCATCAGCTCGTCGGCCCTCTGCACGACTCGCTTAAGGAATTCGCGCCGGCGCTGCGCCCATCCGAACATTGGTCTGATTTTCACCTCGCGACGATGGGAAATCCGATCGGGCTCCGCCGACGGTACCATGGTCGTCGCACGCAGTCAGCCTGAAAGCCTTCGTCGCTAGCTCGCCACGCCGTGCCCCAGCCGTTCCTCGACATTTCGTTTCCGCCATTCGTCGCGCGCGGAGCAACCGGCGGACCGTCGTTCTCGACCGGCGTCGTGGCGCTCGCCTCTGGCCGGGAGGAGCGCAACATCCTGTGGGCGAACGCGCGGGGCAAGTGGAACATCTCCACGGGCATCCGCACCCGTGAGCAAATGCTCGACGTGATTGCCTTCTTCCATGTCGTGAAAGGTCGCGCCTATTCGTTCCGCTTCAAGGACTGGAACGACTATGCCGCGACCGACCAGCTAATGGTCGAGGTGACGCCCACGATCTGGCAACTCGTCAAGCGCTACGCGATCGGCGGATTCGAGCATGTCCGCACCATCACCAAGCCCGTGGCCGGCACGGTCGCAGTCAAGATCGGCGGTGTGCCGACGACCCCGTCCGGCATCGACCACCTGACCGGGCGGGTGACGTTTTCCTCTCCGCCCTCCTCGGCTCCCACCGCCAGCTTCGAGTTCGACGTGCCGGTGCGGTTCGATACCGACCACCTGCCGGTGCAGGCGCAAGCCTTCGACCAGCAGGTCGTCTCCCAGATCGACCTGATCGAGGTCCGGGAGTGAGCGATGCGCGACTTGACCGCCTCCATGCAGGAGAAGCTCGCGAGCGGGCTCACCACGTTCTGCCATTGCTGGCTCCTGGAGCGGACCGACGGCGTCAAGCTCGGCTTCACCGACCATGACGAGAACCTTTCATTCGATGGCGTGACCTACGAGGCGCTCGCCGGCATGACCGCCTCGGCCGTGACGCAGACGCTCTCGCTCAATGTCGACACCATGGATATCGCGGGCGCGCTGCAGAGCGATCACCTCAACGAGGCGGACCTTGCGGCGGGCCTCTACGACAACGCCGCGCTCACGCTCTATCTCGTCGACTGGACCGATGTGACCGACCGCGACATCGTCTTTGCCGGCTCGGTCGGCGAGATTTCGCGGGGGCTCAATGCCTTCACCGCCGAGATGCGCGGCCTTTCCCACGCGCTCAACCAGGAACGCGGCCGCATCTATCAGCGCGCGTGCGATGCCGACCTCGGCGATAGCCGATGCACGATCAACCTCGACTCGCCGACCTACAAGGGCAACGGCACTGTCGATGGCGTGAGCTCGGGCCACGTCTTCTCGGCGAGCGGGCTCGATGGCTTTAGCGACGGCTGGTTCACCGGCGGGAAACTCGTGTGGACGAGCGGCGCCAACCAGGGCGCCGCGATCGAGGTCAAGACCCACGTCAACACAGGCGCCGAGGTGTCGTTCGAACTATGGGAGTCCATGGCCTTCGACGTCGCAACTGGTGACACATTCACGGTCACCGCGGGCTGCGACAAGAGCCTCGACACTTGCATCGCGAAGTTTGGCAACGTCCCGAACTTCCGCGGCTTCCCCTTCATTCCGGGCAACGACGCGGTCGTGTCCTATCCCAACACGGGCGATCGCAATGACGGCAAGTCTCGATTGGGCGGCTAACGTCAGCCGCGCCGCGATCGTCGCGGAAGCGCGCGCATGGATCGGCACGCCCTACCGGCACCAGGCCTCGCTCAAGGGCGCGGGCTGCGATTGCCTCGGGTTGATCCGCGGTGTCTACCGCGCCTTCCATGGTCCCGAGAAGGAGCCGATCACGCCCTATTCGCCCAACTGGGCCGAGGAGACCGGGCAGGAGACGCTGCGCGACGCCGCCCGCCGGCATCTGGTCGAGATCGACGCGGCGCCTTTCCGTGACGGCGCGCCGCTCGCTCTGGGCGACGTGATCCTCATCCGCGTGCGCGACCGCGGGCCAGCAAAACACGCCGCGATCACGTCGGGACCGGACGCGATCATCCACGCCTATGAGCGCCATGCGGTCGCCGAGGACGCGCTGCCAGCGGCCTGGCGCCGGCGCATCGCTTATGCGTTCCGCTTTCCGGGGATTGCGGACTAGCCATGGCTTCGCTCGTTCTGACGGTTGCCGGCTATGCCGTCGGCGGCCCGATCGGCGCGCTTGTCGGCTCCTTCGCCGGAAGCTTCATCGATCGCAAGCTGTTCGCTCCTCCGCCGGTCAACATCAGCAACACCCAGGAGGGACCACGGCTCACCGATCTCTTCGTTACTTCCTCTAACGAAGGCGCGCCCGTCCTGCGCGTCATCGGCCGCATGCGGGTGAGCCCGCAGATGATCTGGGCGACCAACTTCCGCGAGGTGGTGACGGTCTCGACCCAGACGCAGACGTCCGGTGGCGGAGGCGGCAAGGGCGGCGGCGGAGGCGGGACGGCTTCGACCGTCACCACGACCACCACCACCTACAGCTATTTCGTGTCGTTTGCCTTGGGACTCTGCGAGGGCCCGATCGTTGGCATTGGCGGCGTGTGGGCGGACGGCAAGCCGCTCGACATGTCGCAATATACCTTTCGGCTCTACAAGGGCGACGAGACGCAAGGGCCTGATCCCAAGATCGCGGCGGTCGAGGGCTCGGGCCGCGTCCCCGGTTTCCGCGGGCTCGCCTACCTCGTGTTCGAGGAGATGCCGCTCGAAAAGTTCGGCAATCGCATTCCCCAGACCACGGTCGAGGTGATCCGCCGCCCGAGCGCAACCGGCGTGCGACTCGAAGACGTGCTCACGGCCGTAACGATCATCCCGGGCCTCGGGGAATTCGTCTACGCGACCGACACGGTCTACCGCTCCGACGGCTTCGGCCACTCCATTGCCGAGAACCGGCACGGCAGCCACGGCAAGTCGGACTTCCTGGTGGCGCTCGACCAGCTGCAGGCGAGCGCCCCGAACGTCAACGCGGTGTCGCTCATCGTCGCCTGGCACGGCACGGACCTGCGCTGCGGCAACTGCGAGATCAAGCCCAAGGTCGAATTCGGCGCGAGCAAGGTCACGACACCCTGGAGTTGGCAGGTGTCCGGCATCGGTCGCGGCAGCGCCGATGTCGTCTCCTCCGACAGCTTCGGCGCCCTGCTCGGCGGCGCGCCCGCCGATCGCTCGGTGGTGCAGGCCATCACCGAGCTCAAGGCACGCGGTTTCCGCGTCGTGCTCTACCCGTTCGTCATGATGGACATCCCGGCGGGCAACGGTCTGACGAACCCGTACAGCGACAATGCCGCAGCCAGCGGGCAACCGGTCTTTCCCTGGCGGGGCCGCATCACCTGCTCGCCGGCGCCCGGCTATGCCGGCACGGTCGACAAGACCGCGGCGGCGGCGAGCCAAATCGACGCATTCTTCGGTGCCGCCGCGCCATCCGATTTCGGGGCGTGGAACGGCGACACGATCCCCTACAGCGGCCCGAACGAATGGTCCTATCGGCGTTTCATCCTGCACTATGCCAAGCTCGCCGTCGCGGCGGGCGGGGTTGACGCGTTCCTGATCGGCTCCGAGATGGTGGCGCTCAACCGCGTGCGATCGGGCGCCTCGACCTTTCCCGCTGTCTCGCACATGGTCGCGCTCGCCGCCGACGTGAGGACCATCGTGGGCTCGAGCTGCAAGGTCGGCTACGCTGCGGACTGGAGCGAGTACGCCAACTTCCGGTCCGACGACGGCTCGAACGACGTCTACTTTCACCTCGACCCGCTGTGGGCCAGCGCGAACATCGATTTCGTCGGCGTCGACAATTACATGCCGCTCTCCGACTGGCGCTCGGGCCGGCTGCATCTTGACGCGCAAGCCGGCGTGCCATCGATCTACGCCCAGTCCTACCTGCAAGGGAACATCGAGGGCGGCGAACTCTTCGACTGGTTCTACGCCTCGGGCGAGGACCGCAAAACCCAGACGCGGACGCCGGTCACGGACGGCGCCTACGGCAAGCCATGGATTTTCCGCTTCAAGGATTTTTACGGCTGGTGGGCAAACCAGCACTACGACCGGCCGGGCGGAGTCGAAAGCGCATCGCCCACGGCCTGGGTGCCGCAGTCTAAGCCGATCTGGTTTACCGAATTCGGCTGTCCCGCGATCGACAAGGGCAGCAACCAGCCCAACGTCTTCTATGACCCGAAATCCTCTGAAAGCGTCCTGCCCTACTTCTCGACCGGGCGCCGCGACGACCTGATCCAGCGCGCCTTCCTCGAAGCCCACATCACCTATTGGAATCCCGCGGCCGGCCACAACCCGACCTCGTCGGTCTACGGCGGCCCAATGATCGATCCGGCTTCGCTGTTCGCCTGGACGTGGGATGCAAGACCCTATCCGCAGTATCCGAACTCCTCGCTCATCTGGCGGGATGCCGCCAACTGGCGGCGCGGCCACTGGCTCTCCGGCCGGCTCGGCCTCGTGACGCTCGCCGATACCGTGCAGGAGATCTGCTCAGGCCTTGGCGTTTCGATCGATACCTCCGGCATCAATGGCATCGTGCGCGGCTACACGATCGACAGCATCATGAGCCCGCGTAATGCGCTCAGCCCCTTGATGCAGGTTTATTTCTTCGACGCGGTCGAGTCCGGCCGCTCGATCCGCTTCGTCCAGCGCGGCGGCTCGCCGGTCGCAAGCGTCACCATGGACGATCTCGTCGACAGCGGAAACGAGGACAAGCGCTTCTATACGCTCACCCGCGCGCAGGAGACGGACCTGCCGGAGACCGCGCACCTGCGCTTCCTCGATCCGGACAACGACTACCAGTCGGCCGATGTCTATTCGCGCAGGCTCCGGGGATCGAGCCGCCGCACCATCGAACTCACGCCGGCGCTCGCGCTCGACTATGCCGAGGCGCAGGGCATTGCCGATGCGCTTCTCGTCGACACCTGGGTCATGCGCGAGCGCGCAGACCTGACCCTGCCGCCCTCGGCCTATGCCCTGGAGCCGACCGATGTCGTGACGCTCGATCTCAACGGCCGCAGTTTCGAGATGCGCATCGAGCAGCTGGGCTATGAGCGGAACAGGCCGGCTAGGCTCGTTCGCACCGACGAGGCGACCTATGGCGCGCCCGATGCACCTTCGCGCTTGCGCCAGCCGCGGCCCGAGGCCGAGCCCGGACCGGCCGTCCTGCACATTATGGACCTGCCGGTGCTGACCGCGAGCGAGATCGCAGGCGTCCCCCGCCTTGCCGCCTATGCCGAGCCCTGGGCGCGAGTCGACGTGTTCCGCTCGCCGGCAACGAGCGGCTTCGTGCGCGACCAATTCATCGTCAACCGCGCCACCATCGGCAGGACCCTGTTCGATTTCTATTCCGGTCCGGTGTGGACCTGGGACATGGCGAACAGCCTGTATGTCCAGCTACCTTCCACCCAGGCGCTCGCCTCGCTCGATGACGCCTTCGTGCTCGCCGGCGGCAACACCTGCGCGATCCAGAACGCCGACGGGGAATGGGAAATCTTGCAGTTCGCCAGCGCCGAGCTCATCGCGCCCGATCAGTTCAGGCTCACGCGGCTCATCCGCGGCCAGCTCGGAAGCGAATATGCCATGCGCGACCCAGTCGGCCCCGGCGCACCGTTCGTGATGCTCGATGCAACCGTTGTTCAGTCCACCATTGCCGTCACCGAGCGGCACAATCCCTGGACCTGGAAATGGGGCCCCTCCACCAAGGCGATCGATGATCCCACCTTCCGGGCGGTGACGTTCAGCTTCGATGGCGTGGGGCTACGCCCGTACAGTCCTGTCCATCTCGCCGGCGCCCGCGACCCGGCCACCTTCGACTGGACGCTGAGCTGGATACGCCGCACCCGCATCGACGGCGACAATTGGGAAGCGCCCGACGTGCCGCTCGGCGAAGAGGTCGAACTCTACGACCTCGACATCATCGATATCGGCACCGGCGCGGTCAGGCGCACGGCCCGCGTCAATCAGCCGGCCTTCCTCTACACCGCGACCATGCAGGCCGCCGACTTCGGCACCACTCAGTCGCAGGTAAAGTTCGCCGTCTACCAGATCAGCCTCGCCTATGGTCGCGGCACCGGCGCGATCAAGACCGTCCCGTAAATCATGACCGATACGCCGCATCTCGGGCTGCCGCTGATCGCAGCGAGCCAGTCGCAGAAGCACGTCACCCACAACCAGGCGATCGTTGTCCTCGATGCGATCGTCATGCTGTCGGTGGTCGATTCGACGCACACCGCGCCACCGGCCTCACCCTCGGAAGGCGACCGCTACAAGGTCGCCTCCGGCGCAACCGGCGCCTGGACCGCCTGGGACCTCAACATTGCCCTCTACACCAGCGGCCAGTGGGTCAAGCTCGTCCCGAAAAAGGGCTGGCTCTGCTTCGACGAGGCAACCGGGGCGCTGACAGTCTGGACCGGGTCGAGCTGGACCGACCTCGCTGCCGCCGGCGGCTACCTGACGATCGCCGCCGCCGGCAACGGGACGCTCGCCAGGCTCGGCATCCTGACCGCGGCCGACAACACCAACCGGCTCGCCGTCAAGTCGGACGCAGTCCTCTTGAGCCACGACGACGTGACGCCCGGCAGCGGCGACATGCGGGTGGCGCTGAACAAGAGCGCGGCCGGGAACGACGCAGGCTTCGTCTTCCAGCAGGGGTTCAGCACGCGTGCGCTGTTCGGACTCCTCGGCGACAACGATTTCGTCATCAAGGTCAGTCCCGATGGATCGGCCTTCTACACGGCAATCTCGATCGACCGGAACACCGGCCATGTCGGCCTTGGCGGCGCGACCGCCGATGCCAACAACGCCCTGCTCGTCAAGGGTACGGCTTTCCTGTTCGACCGCGAGACCGACGATGTCCGCTTCACCTTCAACAAGGCGGCGGCGGGCGACGATGTCGCGCTCACGTTCCAGACCAACTACTCGGCCCGGGCCCTGTTCGGCCTCCTCGGCGACGACGACTTCACCGTCAAGGTCTCGCCCGATGGCTCGAATTACTTCACCGGGTTCACTGTCGATCGGGCCACTGGCCAACTCAGGCTGCCGCTTGCGTCGAAGTTCTCCGCCTATACCAACTTCGACAACTACATCGCCGCGAACACCTGGACCAAGGTCCAGTTCAACAACGCCGATTCCAACGACCAGAACGCGTTCAGCGGTGCGAACAACAATTTCACGGCACCGTTCGCAGGCCTTTACGCCTTCGGTTTCTCGTTTCGGTTCAAAGCCAATGCGACCGTGCCGACCAAGGTGATTGCGACCTTCTACAAGAACGGCACTGAGCTTGGGCGCGGCCGCGCAGTGTCCGGCGCGCCGGTCGATGATGTCACGACCTACAACCTCTCGGTCCTGACGCCGCTTGCCGCGAACGACGTGATCGACGTGCGCGTGCATTTCGCGACCAACGACGGCTACATCGAGGCCGACCAATCGCACTTCTGGGGCCACTACGTGCCCTGAGGCGAAACGCACACAACAACCGCAACGACGGCCGCCCCTCGGGGCGGCCGTTTCGATTCCGGAGCACCCCATGAAAGAAACCTACGACGAGGCGCTCAAGCGCCTGCTCGCGCATGAGGGCGGCTACACCAACCATCCGTCCGATCCTGGTGGCCCGACCAACTTCGGCATCACGATCCACGACTACCGCAAGTACGTGAAGCCGAACGCGACCGCGGCCGACGTGCGAGCCATGAAGGTCGACGAGGCAAAGGCGATCTACCGCGCCAAGTACTGGGATGCGCAGCGCTGTGACGACGTGCCCGCCGGCGTCGACTACACCGTCTTCGACTACGGCGTGAATTCAGGGATCGGTCGCTCGGGCCGCGTCCTGCGCCGCGTCGTCGGACTTCCTGACACGACGCATGTGGTGACCGACGAGGTGCTGCGCGCCGTCGCCAGGCGCGATCCGAAGGCGCTGGTGACCGCAATCAACGACGAGCGGCTGCGCTTCCTGAAAAGCCTCAAGACCTGGCCGGTGTTCGGCAGGGGCTGGGGCCGCCGGGTCGCCGAGGTCAAGGCGTTCTCGCTCAAGCTCGCCGAACACACGGTCGTCGCCAATGCGCCGGCGTCGCATCCCATGCCCGCCGGGGCCGCGCCTGCGAAGGGTGTCGTGCCGCTCCCGAAGGGCCTGCAGAAGGTCACGACCGCCACTCCCGTCGCCGCCGGCGGCGCCACAGCGAAGACCTTGCACGATTCCGGGCACGACCCCTGGACCGTCCTCGCGGTGGCCGGCGGATTTGTCTTGATCGCCGGGATCGGCTGGGTCGCCTTCCACTGGTGGCAGCAGCGCAGGCAGCACGCGCCCACTCCCGGCCTCGTGCCGGTGCCGGCCATTTGAGCGCGCGCCATGCGAAAGGTGCGTGCCTTCAATATTCGCGGCCTCGGGCGGTTTCCGTCGAACGGCATGGTCAAGCTGACCAGCCTGTTGAATGAAATTCCCGGCGTCAGTGCCACCACCGACGATCACGGCATCTTCGGATTCGAGTACGTCGCAAATCTCACTGCGGCCTGCATCGCTGCCCACAAATCCGGCCGGCTGATTGCGCTCAATGGCCATTCGTTCGGGGCCAATGCGGCGATCATGATCGCGACGCGACTGGCGGAGCGCGACATCGCGGTCGATTACCTCGCCGCCATCGATCCGGCTGCCCAGTTTGCGCTCAGCGTCCCGCTGAACGTCAGGCGCATCTACAACCCCTATCAGAAGGTCGATCCCGTCGGTCGCGGCGTCGTCAAGCCGGCCGACGGCGAGAGCGAAGACCACTGGAACGCGCGCGCGGGAATCGAGCGCCGCAACCAGCTGCATGTCCGCATCGACGACGACCCCCTCATCCACCGCAACATCATCGCCGCCATCAAGGCGCTGACAGCATAGGAGGAGAGCATGTTCTGGATCATCGCTGCACTGATCGGAGGCTACGTCGCCGCGATCTTCACCTGGCCGAGAATCCGCACCTGGGTCGTCGGCGTCGAGGCCGAGATCGCCTCGCTGCGCGAGAAGGCTCGCGCGCTCCAGGCCAAGATCAAGAGCTTCACCGGGGGATGACCATGTGCGAGCGTATCAAAGCATGGTTCAAGCACTCGGCCACGATTCTCTGGGCGCGGATCGTCGGGTTCAGCGGCTTCGTGTTCGCCGTGCTCGAAGCGACGGCTAACCTCTTCGAGCTGCCAGGGATCAGGGAGAACATCCAGCTTCTGCTCGATCCCAAATACGTGCCCTACTACATCATTGCGATCGCGCTCGTGACCGAGCTCGCGCGCCGGCGCACGCTCAAGAAGGATGCCGAATGATGTGGGCGTGGCTGGCAAGTTTCCTGGGCGGGCCTGTCGTCAACGGCCTGATTAGCGCCTACAAGGCCAGGCTCGACGCCGCCAACACGCAGGACCGCATTGCGGCCGATCTCGCCGCCAAGGAGATCGAGGCTGAGATTGCGGCGCGCAAGCAGGCGTCCGCCATTATCATCGCCGAGCAGGGTCGATGGTACACGGCCATCATCCGGCCGCTGCTCGCGCTGCCGGTTATCATCTACTTCTGGAAGGTGATCGTCTGGGACAAGGTGCTTGGGCTCGGCACCACCGATCCGCTCACGGGCATGATCGCCGATTGGAGCGGCCTCATCATCACAGCCTACGTGGGCGGGCGCTCAATTGAGAAGGTCGCGCGGATTTTCAGGCGGTGAGCCTGTTATCTCGCTGTCACGGCGCTTTGGTGGTTGGCCTTTCCCCCTCAGAACCACAACACGCGCCGTACCCGTGCCCTCGCTCGCGGGCGTGTTGGGATCAGTTTGACAAGCAAGAACAAGGCTTCCCATGACCGACGACGCACACGGATCCAAACAGTCCAAGCCCCTGTTCGATCCCACGATCAACTATGGCCACATCCTCACCGCGGTCAGTTTCATCGTCGCGGGGACGGCTGCGTTCTTCGGGATGAAGGTCGAACTACAGAACCTCGACCAGCGTGTCGCAAAGATCGAGACAACATTGCAGCAGCTTGCGAACGTCGTCGTCCAAACCGCCCGGCAAGATGAGCGGCTCACTGCAATTGAGCGGCGGGTCGATCGCCTCGAACAGACGGCCTCTGCCAAACACTGAGGCACGGCGACTCGTAGCCAAGCACGATGGTCGATCTCAGTTGTCCCCGGTGCCAGCCAGAGGCAGGCGGATCGAGATCCCTCGCAAATTGTGCAACCGTCGCGTACCGAACCGACTTCCTCCGAGTGGTACTGACGCCTATTCTTAGCCCTCCGATTTCAATCCCTTGAAAGGCATTGTCGCGCATTGACCCAGGCGAGCACCGAGAAAAGCCAGAGGAGGCGTTCACCCAAGCGTGTTCCAGCGCCTGCAAGGTCTGGCGAAGCCGAGCAGCCCAGCTGGGACATTATGAGCCCAACCAAGCGTAGCGCTCTGATGGCCCGGATCCGTGGGCGCGACACAGAGCCGGAGATGATCGTCCGGAGGCTCCTGCATGCCATGGGCTATCGTTTTCGGCTACATGCTCGCGATCTGCCTGGACGCCCGGACATTGTGCTCCGATCCAGGCGCACAGTCATCTTCGTGCACGGCTGCTTTTGGCATCGCCACGACTGCGGACTTGCCTACACGCCGAAGACACGGCGCGAGTTCTGGCAAAAGAAGTTTGCTGGTAATGTGGAACGCGATCGCCGGGCCAGGAATAAGCTGGAAGAGGCAGGCTGGAATGTAATCGTCGTCTGGGAATGTCAGCTGGACAAGCCCTCAGCGTTGGCAGCGCGTTTGGCCAAGAGGATCGGCCTCGCCGGTCGAAAGGCCGGATCGATCCGATGCGCCGCTTCGGTCATCCATCCGGAGACAACGGGGCAAACTCGCGTTCGAGCCAGCGCTTCACGGACTCGACATCGGCGTGCCCATTCGACCTGAGAAGCGCGACAATATCGGTGGCGGCGATCACAATGATCGGGTGTTCATCTTCCTTGATTTCACGATAGGCCTGAAGGTCAACGTAGCTGGTTGTAACGAGAATCCCAAACTGCCGGTGCCGAAGTCTCGAAATCAAGCGGGACATCTCTCGAACACCTACCGAATTTTCCGGGCCGTAGCACTTGGCCTCCAGAGCGAAGTCGACGAGGATTGAACCAGCTCCGCGTCCCAATCTGAGCTTTCCAACAGCATCGCGGCCGCCGTCCCGCGACGGACGGGTGAGGTCAAGCTCGGCAATGTCGGGCAACATCAAGCGGGCGATTGCAGCAGCGCATCTCTCGAAATCGTGAGGACGCCCGGCAAAATACTGATGAAGAGTACGGATGATTACCTCATCACCAGTGTTCGAGGGGAGCTGCTCGGCCTTAGTCCGGTGTTCGATTGATCGAGTGGACTTGAGCGGCCGGTATACGCCCTTTTCAATCCATTCACGCCAAGCATCCGGCGCCTGCGCGTTGTGCGGTTGGCCCGCAATGACTTGGTTGATCCACGCCCTCGGGAGGACTGGTGCGTCAAGGATGGTGAATCGAGCGCGGTAGTTCTGGAATCGCATTCCATTGGCGGTTCTCCAGATTGCGACAAGGTCCTCCGCAACCTGCTGCTCCGATGTGCCGGGCACCGCAAGGCCGAGAAACCGCACATCTCGCCATTCGCCAGTATTCGCGAAAACGAGGATTGGCGGGACGTTCTTTCGGCCGGCATCTCCCAGATGTGCGGCCGCAAAAATGCGCCTCAGGAGTTCGTTGCCGTTTCTGGGAGTCTCGTGAAGTGCACGTCCCGGACTCTTGTTGTCACCATAATAGGTAAAGACGCCGGCTTCGCGGTCGATCTCGTCCGGCCAGTCCGGGTCACTAAGAGTCGAGGTCAGGACAACCATCTGGAGTGTGTCCAACGATCCCCGGTATCGAAAGCCACCCATGTTCGAGACCCTGAGGAGACGCGGAAAGGGATCGTCACCAGCATTGCCGACACGTCCGCCTTCGTACACTGCATCGATATGGAGGTCGGCTGTGCCGAGCTCGCTGAATGGAACGATCCTCCCCATAATCCCCATTTCACTCCCTCCGAAAAACATCATCTTCCCAGTAAGCACGACCTGGCAATATTCGCTGGACCTGGTAACTTGGCGCCCGGTTCGACGCGTGAGGGCAATTACGACGGTGAAATTCTCGGCTGCAATCGCCGCCAAGCTTCGGCGCCTGAGCGGCACACCTCACGCGAGGCCGCGCGTGCTCGATTTGTTCTCGGGGTGCGGAGGTCTGAGCCTTGGCTTCCAGGCGGCTGGCTGTGACATTGTAGCTGCGATGGAGATGGACGAGCTTGCTGCTCGTTCCCATGCCATCAATTTTTTCAAAGGCCAACCAGACGAAGTAATTGAACGTCATGCGCAGCCGCGCGACGTCGAGATGGTTGAGCCCGAGGAGCTCGTTGATGAGTTTGGTCTCGGCAAGGTCGCCGACGCCGTTGACATCATAATTGGTGGCCCGCCATGTCAGGCCTACGCACGTGTCGGACGGGCGAAACTACGGGAGATCGCCAAACATCCGCGCGCGTTCAAGATTGATCCACGTGCAAGTCTCTATCTTCGATATCTTCATTACGTTCGCCGTCTGCAACCCGTCGCCCTCCTGATGGAGAATGTGCCCGACATCCTGAACTACGGTGGTCACAACGTGGTCCAGGAGATTGTCGAAGCGCTCGACGATATGGGCTACGACGCTGCTTATTCGCTCATCAATGCTGCTCACCATGGTGTGCCGCAGATGCGCGATCGCGTGTACATGATTGCAATTCATCGGCAGGTCGGTGCCACCATTCGCTTTCCGAAGGCCACGCACAGGTGCATCCTTCCTCCGGGATACACAGGAACCCGTGCGGTTGCTTTGAAACTCGTCGAGTCAGGAGATGGAAGCGGTTTTGTTGAAGCCGATACAGGTCACGCTGAACTTCAGAGTGCTGTGACTGCTCGCGAGGCCATCGGTGATCTGCCCGCGGTCACGCTTCATCTTGAAGGCAAGCTGCGGCGCGGAGCTCGACGTTTTACGGAACGCGTGCAGTACCGCAGAACCGCCTGGGAGAACCTTTCCTCTTATGCTCGGATCATGCGCTCCTGGCCCGGGTTTGAGGCTGGTGATGGGATTTATGATCACGTACTGCGGTATCTGCCACGGGATAGCCGCATCTTCGCGGCAATGAGCCCTGGCGACGAATATCCACAGGCACACCGCATTGCGGTGCGCCTCTTTGAATCCAGAGCGAAGCGTGGCGGTCTTGTGCGTCACAGCGCCGCGTGGCGATCCCTGCGCAAGAGCATGGTCCCACCGTATGACCCAACCAAGTTTCCGAACCGGTGGTGGAAACTCAGGGCGGACGGGCCTGTGCGGACGCTCACGGCGCATATTGGCAAGGACACCTACACGCACATCCACTACGACAGCGAGCAGGCGCGGGTCATCACTGTTCGAGAGGCCGCTAGGCTTCAGTCTTTTCCCGATGGGTTCGTCTTCGCAGGGACAATGAATCCTGCGTTTCGCCAAATAGGCAATGCTGTGCCCCCACTGCTCGCACGGGATATTGCCGATTGCATCATCGCGAGCATTCGTGGCGCGCTAATTCCAGCTCAGGCAGCCGAGTAG